AGATACGATACGCACCCCGCGTAACGCACACGAGAACGGACCGTGAATGTAAAGCACAAACTGGATGCGCTGACCGCGCTTCGATTCTTCGCAGCAGCCATGATTGTGCTGACCCACGCCCATCCAATATTCGGCTCATTCGGCATTGCTGAAGCTGCTCCACTAGGTCAGGGCGTTTCATTTTTCTTTGTGCTCAGCGGGTTTATCCTGGCGTACAACTACCGTGACTTTGCACGGGATGGTTCCATCCCGAGATTTCTGGTAGCGCGATTCGCGAGAGTCTGGCCGCTTCACTTGGTTACCTGCGTCATCTGGATAGGTCTGATTTTTCACTTTGACCGGCACACCTATTTCGGCGGCGAAACGGGCATGATCCGGCTGATTTCCAACCTGACCCTCACTCAAACCTGGATACCGCTGAAGTTATGGGCACTTTCGTTCAACGGGGTGGCCTGGAGCATCTCGAACGAAATGTTCTTCTACCTGCTTTTTCCGCTCTTCATTGGGTTGTGGAGTAAGCATTGGGCGAAGCTTTTCTTTGCCGCTACGCTGTTAGTAGTCGGTTTCATCTGGGCGGGTAACGTTCTAGAGCTGAAATCCGCAGATAGCTATAACGGCGTCAGCCTCTTAGGCACCCTTTACTTCAATCCCTTGGTACGTGTTTTTGAGTTCATGTTCGGTATCTTTCTTGCGAAAGTATTCATGACCCCAGCGGTACATGAGTTCAAAGCAAGCCGCCTCGGCTGGTTTTATCTTGAGCTTATGGCTCTAGGATTGGTCGTCGCGGGCATGCTTCTCGCAGGAAACCCAGGGAGAATTGCCGCCGTCTTCGGTACCGCAACAGGATATTACTTCCAGCGTGAAGGAATCTGGTTACTGTGGGGGTTACTGATTCTGGTTTTTGCGCTGAGCAAAGGGCCTATTGGCGCGATCCTATCAACCAAACCGCTGGTCTTTCTTGGTGAAATCAGCTTTTCGCTGTACCTCGTCCACGCCATTCTTATCACATTCATCGAACCTTATGCCGAGGCCATCAAGCCTTATGGTCTGACTGGCTATGCAATCTTCTGGGCAGTCGCTCTGTTGTCTTCCGCGCTCCTGTACAAGGGCGTAGAGGATCCATGCCGACATTTCATCATGAACGCGTGGGATCGCCGCCATTCCTCGGTTCGCGAGAACTTTCGTGCGAGTTATAGACCCGCCGCCATTGGTAGCGTCGCGCTAATTGTTATTGCCGTCGCTGTCGTCCACCTGAACAGGTTCTAAATATGAAAAAGTACTGGATCATTCCTGCGGTAGCCCTTGTCGCGATCGCCGGCAGCATGGTTTATTCGATGTCCAGCATCGACAAACCTGCTGTGGCACAGGGCTCAGCAACCTTCATCGATGGCACTAAAATTTCTGAAGTGAGATTCGAGCCAACAGACGCAGAAGACAAACACAAGAATGCAGTAATCAAGCTAGTACCAGGCACCGAAAAAGGGCTTAGCTTTGCGGTACACCTGAACGACTCGGACAGAAAAATACTCACCAATGTGGGCGATTTTCCGTTAGCAACCTACTGTAAGGGCGACGCTGTACTGGAGTGCATCATCCCCATTGGCCATGACGCATTCGATAAATCCGTATCACTGGGAATTGCTGCGTACAAGATCCCTGGTCAGCTTTTGCAGGTCAAGGAAGGCGTCTCTGACTGGGATGATCATCGCGCAATTTTCTCGACGAAGTCTTCCGTCAACTGATTCCCTTAGCGCTATAGAGGACGACCTTCGAAAGGCCTGCGGTCCGGCGGGCCTTTACTTTGTGCTCATCAGTTAAAGCTCCGCCAGTTGCCATCCATCGAACAGGACTAGCAAAGAGCTCGCCTTGAAAGCCCCTTCAGAGCATTCACTGAACCACCCTCACTCCCCCGCTCTGTCATTGATCTCGGACGCCTTGCTGTAGTGAAAGACCAGCCCATTGGTCTGTAGATAGTTCTGGATATTCTGATCGCTGCCCGCGCTAATGTCGTGGATGTTCGCCCCTCCGTGCGACTCTGGGCCTCTCGGAAACTGAACGTCCAGAGTCTGGCCATTATTGTGCACCAGTTGCAGACTGTCTCCGTTCCGGTGCACGTATGCCGTATGCGTCATCGTTCCACTTTGGGGATGCTCAAAATTCAGGATCCCGGATTCCGTGATATTGCGCGAGTCGAAAACGCCACTGGCACTGTTCGCGTTGATACCCATCAAGTCCTTGTACCGCTGAGAGTAATTCCGTTCGCCCATCAGTCGTTCCTCCGCGCGTTGACTTAGCGTATTCCCCGCACGTCCCGCATGAATGGCGAACTGATAACAGATCTGTGGCTGCCGATCGAGGCTTTGAAGCTGCTCGAACCGTTTGTTCATATTCGACTTCAATTTGTTGGGAGTGGCCGGCCCCGCAGCGACATTATTCGCGTCTTGGTAATGGCTTGGTATGCATGAAGAAAAGACTCTGGAAATCGCTTGCATCGCTCTGACTCCATTTGATCGAGACTCTGTGAGTGGTCTGTCCGGTGACAGGGTTCCACGCTCAATTAGCCTCCCTACCCCACTCATCGATGCACATCAGGCAGTACCCTCCACCTCCGGCCTTTACATGGAACCCACTGCGCCGCAGCTGCCACTCACTCCACACAGAGAACCCCAGCCGCCGTCGCGCTGACAGCGCGTTTTTTCAGCTATAGGACGAGACCATGACCCCTATCAATTCGCTGATCCGCCCCACTGCGCTCGATCTGTCCAATACTCAGCATCTTCCAGCGTCAAGCGCTCAGCAAGGGCACGGGATGCTGGCGGGCACTGGCAATGCTCCGGTGTCCTTCATCTCTCAGCCGCAGAACTCGCAGGTAAACTTCGGCGGCACGGGCAATCTGACTCAGCAGTCGCAGAATGCTGCTCTTGGAGATCCAGGTAATCAGACCGATCCGCTCACTCAATTGATCTCACTGATCCAGGACATGCTTCAGCGGTTACAGGCGTTGATGCAAGGCGGATCAGACGGTTCCGGCCATGCCTCGAACAACGCGGTGACGGGCGCGGGTAAAACGCCTGCTCAAACGGGTCATAGCCCTGTGGACAGCCAGCCCCCCCCTGCACATTCGGCGCAGACGGGCGACGGTGGTGGGGTCAGCCCGGCAAAGGGCAATTTTTCCGAGCATTCGCTGGGCAATCAATTGAGTGTGCAGAAGTCGCCAGAGGACCGCATCGGCATGGCCAAGGATCCCGAGCGCGGGGATGTGATCAAGGTCGATTTCAACAAAGGCCATTACACCGAGCATTCCACCAGCCCACGTGCCGAGATCAAGGATGGCACCAAACTTCAGGAGGGGCAGCCCTATGGCTTTAAGTTTGGCATGAAGCGCGAGGCCAATAATGACGGTACATTCTTTCAGGTGCTTGACCATAACAACGCGAAACCCAGCCCTCGCGCCTGGCTCGCCACCAAGGACGGGCAGTATCAGTTGCACCTGAAAACCAGTGAAGACAGCAATGCCCCCTCAAAGGTGTTCAACATCGGCAAACCAGGGGATGCGGCAAAAGATGTAGGGAAATGGGCGGATTTCCAGATCGATTTCAAGCGCGGCATCGGCAACGGTGAGATTTCGGTGACGAAGAACGGCGAGAACGTGTTCGACAAGAAAGGCATCTCTACGATGTTCGACACCCACAGCAGCGACTCGTACGCCAAGTTCGGCCAGTACCGCAACGAGGGTGATCATCAACCGGCGAGCAGCCTGTTTTCGGGGTTCAGTGTGGCGAAGGGTTGAGGTGCGGGATAGCGTTGCGAGTGATGCTCAGTGGCGCCCCGATTTCGTCTGGCTTGCTTCAAAGGCGAGCTGATGAGCGATGCGCGCGCACTCCTTACCATTTAAATACGGCAATGGGTGATATGCGCAGTCCTTCGTACTGGTCGACATGAAAGTCGACCAGATCGAGAAATCGCGCCGGCAACTGAGAGGCATGCCCGTCAGTCTGGATCGCACACTTACGACGCCTGTCCTTAGGGGGGTTAGATCAACTTACGACACGGCCTTGAGGATCAATGACGCGCGCGAATGGATATTTGTCTCGAAGGCGCGCGAGCTCCTGCATGCACCCCATTTCTGATCCATAGGTTTTCGTCTGCCATTGCTGTGTAGCCGAAGACTTGTACTGCGCCTGATAATTTGTCGACATGCAAACCTCCCTGAAAACCATATATGGCGTAGCCTCAACGGCTATGCACCCACTTCATCTGTCCACATGCCTGCCTGTAGAAGCGAGGCTGCTTGTACCATTGTGACTCACAGCGCCCTCACGGTTGCAGTAGCACAGACCCCAGCGCAGAAGCTGGGCTTTTTACTGCTGGCGCACATCAAGAATCGTCGCGCCCGGATATTTCTGCAAAATCTTACGCTCGGCCTCACGCTGATCCACACCATTTTGCAGGACGTTGCTCATGCCTGAACCATTGCCAGCCTTGAGCTTGAAAACATACGTTTTTACTGCGGCCACAATGCATCTCCTTCGCTTGGGTTAGACGTGACGATATCACTCAACCCCGCTTCCTAGCCACGCAGACAAGCAGACAAGCAGACAAGCAGAGAGTATCGATGTCGATATGCATCCATAACGTGCGGCGCTGTGATTGTGAGTCAAGCTGCTATTCTCTCCGGCGCGCCGAAAGAGATCGGCGTCATCAAAGGAATGACCATGGCTTTCGATTGGCACTCAGAACCCATTACCCGAGCTACCCCATTGGACAAGAATTACCGCAATACGCAAAACGTTCGGCGGTTTCTGATTTCTCAGTGTGGTGAAGCATTCAAGTTCGACCGGCCGTTCATGGCGTGGATCAAGTCGAATGAGTCGCTGACAATGGGCGAAGTGGCAGATGAGTGGCTTCGTCTGAATCGTTTCTAGTTCCGGCGCTGGTGAGGACTTGATGCCCCCGGAATCTACATTGCCGTCCGGGCTCGATCACTCCTCCCATGGCCCCCCGCGAAAGGTGGAGAGTCACGCGATGCTCAGCAGTCGCGCTGGTGGCTTCTCGTCTGCTTTCCGATAGAGGTAGTCGCGCCAGTTCCGGAACGCCCGCTGCTGGCGCTCGAAGGCATCCTGCCACTGGGGGCTGCCGACTTGGTCGACCCCTATCTCCATCATCTGCTCGGTAGCGTCATCCAGTTCCTTGACGAGGTCGAGCGCATTAGGTGCTTCACAAACTTTCGGTCGCATAAATTCCATTTCCTTTGGCTATCCCATTGAGTAGCCAACCTCTTGATAGTGCTGGAGTTCCGACGAGCGGTAACCCAACAGCAGACTATAGCCTGCATTCGACCGCGGGCGGGGTATACCTATGTCTCATTTGCACAAGTCCCCACACTCACGGCGCATGGCCACCGCGCGTAGGCAACCGACATTGCACACACTAAAACAGCCAAGGCGACAGGCATCCAGCCGAGATTCATCTGGTTTGGCGATGCGCCTGATCACCGATGTCATGGGAGGCACAATCGGTCGTTTTCGCAGAGTTGACGGCGCACCTGCAGAGGAAGGCTTTGTTTGTCACTATTTGGCAGAGAGGCTGATCAACACATCGATGCTCAGATAGGGTAGCGACCGATCCACGCGAACAAGCACTGACGACTCTGAAGAAGAGACAGGGGTGAGAAATGCCAGGCTCATTCGAAAAGTCACTATGGCAGAAACAACAAAGCCACCCGAAGGTGGCTAAGTCGTTGAATAATATGGTCGGGACGGAGTGATTCGAACACTCGACCCCTAGCACCCCATGCTGGGGCCTGTACGCACGCAACCGCATGATTCATATAGAAAATAGCCCCTAACAGAGCCTGCAAAATACGGCGTTTCCTGTGATTTTGCAAACGAAAACACGCGGCCTGTAGGGGAGGTTTTGCGCATCATCCCGCCCTAGTAATCGCATGCATCGGTTCCGTTAACCTATTGCGCGGCTGGCTTCTTCACGGCATGCTTAGGCCATCGTTTCGACATTACCGGCCTCAACCGGTATTGCCGCTGAACTGGTTGGGCTGCTGACCCTTTGTGTCCAGTGAACACGCGAAGAAACAGCAACAGTCTGAACCTCCCCGCCAGCCACATCATGAGACTGGGAGAACAGCAAGGGAGGATTACCCATGGGTATATCTAAACAAGCTGGTTCAGCAGTTTTGCACAAGCGCATTTATGCGTTCGGTAGCATGGCCATCGGCTTAGGCTCGATGGGCATTGATCCGGTGTCCGCTGTTGCACTGGCTCTTTTGGCTACTGTCGTCTTGGCGATGCTGTAAGGCTATGGGGGCTGCGTACACGGACGTAGCCACCAGACCTACCATCCTCCGGCGTTCTGCCGACGATCACCCTCTCCCTCTCATTATTTGAATGCCATCCTCCAGGCACCTGCCGCCAGCGAAAATGCCGATGAGTTCGGCCTCCTCCCATTCGAGTAATCCCCAGAGCTTGGCCGCGTCCGAAAGCTCGAGCATTTCGTTCAACTCTTCAGCGCTGACCTGGTTCCGGCGGCGCGCGAGCATGGCCAGTTCGACCAGCTTGCGCCGATGAGCCTCCGGATCGGTGACCAGATCATCTCGAGCCTTGATTGCGACCCGCCAATCAGCCAGAGGATTCTCAACCAAACCGACACCACCACGACTGGAAATAGAAAGCTCCGTCGACTTCTTCGACGCCGGTTATATTCAAGCCCGTCGTTCCCAAGCCGGTCACCTTCGCGTCGAGCAATCGCGGAAGAATGTCAGGTCCTGCTCCTGTCCTCATGATGAATGCCTCGACCGTTCCGCGGCCCAGGGTGCTGTTGCCTGATTCATTCATCTGGACGTCACCCTTTATAGGTGTGGCGTCTCTGACCTCTTTGGCAGTCAGCGCCACGCCAAGGCGTCGGCGAGGGGTTACAAGAAAATGCATGGCGGTCGCTCAATACTGTATATGCGTCCAGTTAATGAGAATCACAGGGCACGGGTCAATACTGTATGAGGTGATTTGCGACGGAGGGATCAGACGTAGATCCAGAACAGGCTCAGGACGATGCCTACCCAGGTGAGGGTCAGGAGAAAGGATAACCCAGCAAGTCGAAGGTCCATGGTTTCGCCCAAATCCGTGTGGGCGGCATTTTATGTGTATGGATCGTGACGGCAATGCTGGCAATATGGGCGCGATAGCAGAGTGCCCGATATGCCGAGTGGTAACCGCAAAGCGCTCCAAATAGCCTATACCCACAGTACAACTCGATTCCTTCAAACGGAGGCAGCGATGATCCTAGATCAAGATGACCTGCCAGGTTCAGTGAAGGCTGAGTGTCTCCGGATTTTAAAGTTAATAAATGACGCCAGTGATAACAATACTGTCGTTCAGTCTGGCTTGCTCGCCGAAGGTGTCGTGCGGGGCTTTGAGGTTTTAAGCGGGTTGTATGATTTTGAGATTGAAGCGCTGTATGTGCTATTCGAAAACGCCGTGAATTTACGATTAGGGGAGCTGAGTTGCACGGCATGCACTGAGCCGCAGAAGCTGATTTGGTGAAAAGCCCTAACTAGCACAGATTATTTGTCGGCAACATCGGTAGCTGACCGTCTGAAAGGCTGCTATTTTTCTCCCTGCGAGCTTTGAATCAGCCTGGCACACATGTTTGGAGGACGTCGTGAAACCGGACCGAACGGAGACTTTTCCCCCGGCCAGGGAGATCGTGATTGTCGAAGACGACCCCCTTCTACGAACGCTGATGACTGAGCTCCTCGTGGACGTTGAGGCAGAAACTGTGACGTTTGTTACAGCGGACGATGCATTGATGCATGTCGTGGAATCCCGCGGAAAATGCTCACTGCTCATCACAGACCATGGCGTTCCGGGCCAGATTAAAGGTGCGGAGCTCGCGTCTATGGTTCGACATAAATGGCCTGACGTACCGGTCATTCTCACCAGCGGCTACGAACTTGATACGTCATCCATTCCGGAGGGCGTGACCTACCTTCAGAAGCCATGGCCTATCAATACGCTGATAGAGGCTGTTCAATCTCTGTTACCCGCCACGATCGCCCGCTACTGACTTGTAAGATTGCTCGCAGGCCCATCCCGCTATTCGGGCGGCGTCATAAGCTTTTGCCAGTTCTCCCGCTCTTTTGTCAGCGCGCTGGAACAGGTCGGAGAGCACCATTGCGGCGCGAGTGGCTGTTTCGCTTCGCTGGGAAGCGCCGGGATCGCCGGTGGTGCAACTTGCGCTGGCAGCCAGTTTTCCTGCTTGGTCGCGCACCCGGTCGCCAGCAGCATCAGCACTGACAGCGTCAGCACTCGCCACAGCTTGTTGTTGTCTCGCATCATTGCCCACCTGGTTGACCGCCGTCTGGCGGCGCTGTTCTTCTGTTCGGTTTTCGGACGTAGCAGCGGCTAGGCCTTTCGCCTGCAGAGTCTGCTGATCGGCCCATTTCAGCTGCCAACGCTCGTCGGCCACCGACTCACCGTGGTGATAAGCGCCGTAGAGAACCGCGGCGATGATGAGCAGAACTGCCAGCGCGCCGCCGACCTTGAGGTAAAGCGCAGCGCTTGGACTCATGGCACGTCCCTGAAGAAGATGTGGTGCCCGAGCTTCAACGTCTGCTTTGCCTTCGCAGCCCAGTCCGGTGGCTTCAGCATGGTGGTCGCGTAATAGTGGGTCGCGCCGCCGGTGGGGTCAGGCTTCAGGCCGCCAATGACCTGCTCGGCAGCAAGACGGCACATCACGAACTCAGCCGCTGGTATCGGCCTCGCACCACTCAGGAACGGATAGTTAGGGTCGTTCTTGTTCCAGCAACTGAATTGATACGGCTTCTGGCAGACCCCCGTGTAGCCCTCGCCCCACCACGATTTATCCTTGCCGTCGTCAACTCGATTGCGGATCGACCAGGCTACGGCGACCATTCCAGCCAACCCTTCCCCGCGCGCCTCACCCCACAGCGTGCGCGCCAGCACATCGCGATCTTTATCGGTTACGTCCATCACTTTTCTCCAGGCACAAAAAAACCCGCTATCGCAGGCTCCGTTACAGGTTCTACTCGTCAGGCTTATACGGCTGGTGCTGCTACGGCAGAAGTCTCATTGGTATAAGGCTCTGGCATGCTCGGCCAGCTTGGTTCTTCTGGCCAACCCGCAGCCGCACTTACCCGGCCGAGCAGCACCCGATACTGCTTCCACGTCTTCAGCTGCGCTGCCCGAACAGTCTGTTCAGCCACCTCTTCCGGTGTAGCCATCTCCAGTTCGACGGCGTCCGCAAGTGCGTCCACGCGCCCCTGCAAAGCGGTGACCTGCGCATTCGCCAATCGGTTTAGAGCGTTGAGCTGAGCAGTGGCATCAGCGATCAGCTCTTCCGTGGTCTTCATTGGTGGAGGTGGCGGCGGCAGAATCTCGTAGTCGAAAGCAGGGTCTACCACCACATGCACAAATTGGCCGCTGGCGAGCAGTGCCATGACTTCGTCGTATTGCTCCTGAGTGATTTCGACCGCATCGTCGAACGGCGTCTCACTGATTTTGTCCATCGCGGCGTAAGGCATAGAGCGACCTCGATTAGTACCATCGCCCAATGGCGATGTAACTGGTTTGGAAAGTCTGTGCAGTGGCACCATTGCGGCAGAAGATTGATATCTGGCCGGTGTTTATGAAGAACGCATACGTGACCCCGTACCAGTCCTGGCTGGTGCCGGGGGAACACATCGGCAGCACGATGGCCGTGCCCGCAAACGTACCTGCCGGCATGTTGGCCGTTACGTTACCTGTCTGATTTGCACCGATGGCCGTGGCCGCTATGTTGCCGATCGCCCATGAGGTGCCATCCGCCCACTTAATGACACGAATGTTGGTCGTGGTATCCAGCACGTTACTGATGATCGCGCCAGTCGGCACCCCGCCGACCTGCGACACCGCGCCGAGGATATTTGCCCGGGTGTACCCGGTAGTCTTATCGACCTTCCCGCTTATCAACGCCTTGATATCGGCCCCGATGGACTGAGCCAGCGCGAGGATGCGCGTCTCCAGGCTCATGGCTTAGGCCTTGGCGGTAGCGTAGGAAGCAGCGAAGTCCGATTCCGGGTTGCCTATGCCGATGTTGGTGCAAGCCTGAAGCTTTTGTGCGGTGTTCAGCGTCTGCACGTCGTCGTAGCGCACGCGGTTTGCCACCGCAGTGGTCAGAGCAGTCAGCAACCCGTCGTCAGCCACAATCAGATCCTGCAATTCTTTCAGGGTGTCATAGGCCGCACTGGCGCCACCCAGAATCGAGTTCTGTACCGCGACCTTCGCGGCCTCGATGGAATCAAAAATCTTGTTGGCCGACCAGGTTACAGCGGTCGCACCGTCGCCGGCGGTATCGTCAATGACCGCGCCCGACGAACCCAGCAGGCCATACAGCTCGTTGATCGCGGCGACGAGGTTGCCTTTGGCCGTGGTGGAAAGAGAGGTCAGATCACCTTGTTTAGCGGTCAGCGTCTTGATGTCGGTACCAATGGCTTGAGCCAGGCCGATGATTCGGGTTTCGAGAGACATAGGGCTTATCCTTTGGCGAGAATGTAATAGTTGAGTGGGTCGGGGATTAAATCGTCCGAGACGTAGAGCTTGAGATCGGTCCCGAAAGTGAGTCGGTTGTTAGGGTCTGAGCTGATCTCTGCCGCGCCGATGCCAGGCGGCCCCTGCTCTCCAATGCTCAGCACCTGGTGCTCATCACTTGCACACCGGCAATCAGCACCGATCGCGCCGACGAAATAGCGGGTGACAGTCGGTCCTGCGTAAGTGACATCGAGGGTGTAGGTCAGGTCTTCGCCGACCAGCAAGGCCGTTTGCTCGGCAGTCAGCACGCGTTCGATCGTGCCTGCCGAGGTGATCGAAAGCCCAGAACCCAGCGCCAGCGTGAACAGCGGCACGTTTGCGCGGCTCACTACCATCTCTACTGATGCTTCGCTCAGGCTGACCGGGCGCCGATAGATGAGTTGCCCTCCTTGTGGCCGCAGCCCTGTGGCAGATAGCGAATTCACCTCAATGACGTCTTCGTCTACGAACTTGGCCTTGTGCGGCGTTTGCCTGGCTGGCTCGCGGTTCAATTCGGGCATTCCCTGAACGCCGCGGACCCAGATCGGCCAGTCTGACACCAGCCCATGGCCTGGTGCAGTGATGCGGACCGGAGCGCCGTCGATGTTGATAATTGACCGATACACGAACTCAGGCTGCATGATCCGCACGGTATCTCTGTAGGTTGTTCCCGGAGTAACGGGCAGGTCTTGCCGGGCCGGCTGCATAGCTGGCTTCTCCTGTTTCGAGAGTTAGATCAAACCCAGTTAATGGGTGCGGGAGATCCGATCACGCATTCTTTAGTGAACGGGTTGTAGCTTCCAAAGTGGCGGACATCGTTGGAGGGGTATGACGCGGGCTGGGCAGTAAAGCCATCCGCCGTCAGGCAGCCTATGAATTGCTCATCACCCGAACTATTTCTCACCGAAACACCGATCAGGTTGTTGCTGTAGAGGCTAAAAGAATACAGCTTTGCCAGCCAGCCTATCCCAGCGGATGCTTGTGGCACGCGACCATCACCGCTACCCATTAGTTCGCCGCCGCCCACTGGGTCCATCATGAACGCCCCCGATGATGAGCCAGATGAGGACTGGTCGTCACAATAAATAACTGTAGTTTGCAGGCTGCCAATGGTGTGGTACACGGCTCCATAGGAAATCTGGGCGCTCCACAAAGATTCCGCGCCCTCCCAGGCGATAGTGAAATTCCCGCCTGAGCTGCCGCCGCCTTCGACGTGCGATGCGCCCTGCTGTAGAACGTTGAAGGACCCGTCCGGATATTCCTGCGTGATGTACTGGGTGTCGGTAATGCGAGTGAAGCTGGCCGAGCCCACCATGCCGGTATCCGTTGCGGTGAGGTAACACGGTTTTGGGGTTTCACCAGTGAACGACACCATAACCATCCAGCGCTTGCGGAATACCCATGATGACGGTGAGCGCCACTGTCCGCCCTCCATCGTGACAATGGGTACCTGCTCGGAGTAGTTATAGGTTACCTTCTCGCCCGCAGGCGCTCCGTTGGAGTCAAAGTACGGTTCTCGCCCCACTTCTTCCGTGGCTATGCCTGGCGCGAACGAGCAGCGAAGAGTGCTGTCGTTGATATCGGTTGTGACCGAGAGTATGTCATCCAGCGTGTAAAGGATTTCTCCAGTCAGCCTCAGCTGGGAATGGCTACCCTCGATAGAGACCTTGTAATACATGTAAGCGCGCGGCCTGAAATCCAAGACCTTCGTGAATTCCCCGCTCTGACCCAGATCGTTGTAAGCCATCCAGGCAAAGATAGCGGTCCGCCCACTCTCACTGACTGAGTGCAGCCTGATCACACAGGCGGTGGGTGGCCCAAGATCCGCGAATATTCTCGTCCGTAGCGTCCGGTCCGCGAGACGCCCGACGGCTACGTTCAGGGTGGTGGTATGCGTCTCGCCCGCCCTTCCGAACTCTCCAAACAAACTCGCCCGGAGTTGCAGGGTTGCGTCAGTGTCGGTGAGCGTGCGATTCAACACGCTGATCTGCCATCGGCTCCCGTCGAGCGCCTGATAGATCCAGCCGTTGATAATCTGGTTGTAAAGCGAGCCAGCGGAGATAAGCGCCTGTCCAGCCCAATACTCACCGCCCGCGGGTGCCTGGCTGATCTCGGCGTCGCTTAGCGGCTCAATGTTCGGAACTACGATCTTGTGCGTGTCGCCGGAGCCGTACTGGGCCGTGGGGAAGTTCAGAGGCTGGTTGTATGCTCGAATGCCCCCATCTTTCAGTTGAACCGCACCGTCCTTTATCAGCCCATGCCAAGGCCAAACCAGCATTCGTTGCATGTCGATTCCTTCAATCGTTGCGGCTTATAAAGGACCGCCGTCGCCTGGATCACCACCCCCTGTGTCGCCGCCGCCCCCTGCGTTTGCCTCGAGCGCTCTCAAACGAGTATCAAATTGCTCGATTGACTGAACAATGATGCTCAGAACTCCTGCCGTGAGCGACATGTACACAAACGTCCCAGCTGGCCATGCCCTGGCGGTTGTATCTTCCGCTCCACGAACCGCTGAGAATTGGGCGCCGCCGGCCTGGATCATAATGATTTCGTAAGGCGCGCCAGCAAGTGGATCGAGCGACTCTGTAAGAGTCAGGTAATACTGATTTTCGAACTGCAACAGATCCGCCGCACTACCAAGGGGTAGAAGCTCGTCCTCGGCAGTTATCGCGGCAGTCAGCTGTGTCACCCAGTTATTCAAGTATGCGAGCATGTTTTTTCCTATGAAGGCTGCGGCTGTACAGGCTTGGCGAGGTTGATGATTGCCTGCACGCCGTCGGCATCAGTCAGGACCAGTTTTTTGATGGCAGGGATCGAGAACAAACCATCGCTGCTGATGATCGAGTTTTCCCAGTATTCCCGCTTGGTGTAGTCAGTTTCGCTCAGCGGTGAAGCGATACCCCCTCCGCCACCTACGGCGGCCGGCGCTGTGTAAGTGCTGGTGCCCGTCTGAGCTGGGAGAGGTCCACGTTTGGCAAGCTCTGGCAGTTGCTTTCTCTGAGATTGCGGCCGCACCAATCGGTTGAGGTCGTTGGTTAACTGCTTGCCTATGTTCTGCCGCGCCTGCTCGTTGCTGGTGCCGATGGCTCTGCGATCACTTTCAAGTGACATGGTCAAAGCTCCAGAAGGTCATTGGGAATACTGACGCGGTACGTCGCTGTGAGCTCGACTACCTTCTCATCACGTAACGATGCGTCGATCTCGGTAGCGGTGATCTGTAGTCGACGAGGAAATTGCTCAAGGGTCGGATCAGCGTTGTCGTAGTTGCCCGCAAATCCTTCTATCGATTCGTCATAGGCTGGCGAACTCGGTTTTCCGCCGAGCTGGGTAGGCAACGAGGTCGAGACTGGGTCCTCGGCATCATCGGGTTGCGGCTCAACTGACGGCGCCGGCGGATCCAGCGGGTCGTCCACGGTGCCACCCCCTCGCATGACGGTGATCGCGAGCGTGGTGATCGCCGATCCGGACGCCAGATCAAGAGTGTCGAGTACCCGGCTACACCTGGCGCGAGCATTGATGCCCTGATCGGATATCCGCAGCGTGTTGCCCAAATCGATATCCAGCACCATGCTGGTAGGCACGTCCCAACTGATCGTGGTGCCGCTATGGGCCAACACAACAGCGGTCTTCGCCTGATTGAGCACGCACCGCAGGGCTGACTGCCGAGCATCTTCATCACGAACGTCGGCATGGCCAGATAGCCCGCCATCGGTAACGGTCCCGATCTCCGTGCCGCCGCTGCCCTCCCTGATGCCAACAGCGCCTTCGGTGGTAGTTGGCCGAGGCGCGTCAATGCCAAAGGCTGTGCCTTCCCAGTCATCAACGATTGCATTCGAGTACTCGACCGACAGAGAGTCGCGAGAGGTAACCTCACCCGCCTGGGCAACGCTCACCTCTGACACCACCGTAAGCGTGTACTTCTCTGTCACAGCCTGAGTCCACCGGCGAGCACCGACAAACGAGAAGCCGAGCAGCAGATCTGGATACGAGTTGACCCACGGCTGGCCGGTGCCGCAGATATCGGCGCCGCTGGCGGGTACCCGGGTGTAACCGGGAGTCCGGATAATGCTGAAACCGCCGCCAGACGCTGAATCCTTCATCATTGCAACGTCCGGCAGGTCGGTGCTGTCTTGGCGCCACAAGCAAAACCCTTGGGTTCCGCCGAGGCCAAATGTGTCCGGATGAGTCCAGTGAAATCCTTGGTTGAGCTGGTGGAGCCGCGAGAATCGGTAACTGGTTTCGATCTCGACCTTGTTCGTCAGGCTGGTGAGATCGGCGTAACTGAGCTTGATCGAGTTGTAGATTGTCGTGCCAGCACGGAAAACGTATTCCTCGGCACCTGCGTACCAAGTGGTCAGCCGCAGACTGCCGTCTGCCGACGAATCGAGGCTCGACTGAATAGTACCCAGCCGCTCCTGTGCGTAGTCCCACCGGCTCCTTCCTTCGGCGGCGTCGAAGACATTGGGAGACCAGAACGCCGGGATCAGCGTGTTGACGTCCTCGACCGTCATACTTTCGACCCGCTGCTGCAGCTGGTCGCCGCACTGGCAAACGAGTAACCGGGTAATCGGATTCCACTCGGTGGTTACGATCCTGCCGGTGTATCGCCGCTTCTGTGTCGTGACGCCCTTGGCGGTGCTGATGTAGTCGACGGTTACCTCACGGCCTACCCAATCCATCGGCAATACCGAGCCAGGCAGCATGTGAAGGGTAAACGATGCCAGTCCGGCGGCACCGCGCTCCCGATCAATCTCCACCTGCCCCGTCAGCCGAGCGCTCACATCGGCGCCAGCGACCATCACCTGCACTCGCCACCGAAAGGCTTCACCGGGGACGATAGGCTGTGCTTCTGGAACAGAGGGCCCGGTTTTCAGGAAAGCATTAATCGCAGCCGCATTTATCGGACCACCATTGAGCATTAGATTTCTTCCCAGGTGATGGTCCAGCCGAAGCTTGACTGTCCCGAACTCTGCGTTTTGGGCGGTTTGCTGGCGAACACTCGATAAGCAGGCATCCACTGCACCATATAGCGCGTGGCACCAATAACGATTGCAGCCTCAGCCTGCGTACCTGAGAAGATGCATGTTGTCGGCTCCCATTGAGCCCCAACCAAGGCGAAGGCCCAAGGATTGACGTCCGGCCGAGGCGTGCTGGTCAGGGCGAAAACTCGCCCTTCGCCGACAATGCACTCCTGAGACGTCAACCGGAGTTCGAGAGGCTGGCTGTAATCCAACCCATCAAGCCCTGGCGGCATCCAACCTTGTCCGCTGATCGTGCCCGACGCTTTACCCCAGTGAGTCATCTTGACCGCCTCGCCCCCTGAAAGGCGAAGCACGGTTTCGCCGAGCAAGGGCGTATCTGCCTGATCGGGAGCGCCAGCATGGAGAACGATTGGCACGCCACCAAGCGTGATCAGGGGACGGCTCATTTATGACTCCAGCAAATGATTTTCCGGCCGATATCCTCTAATGGACATAGACCCTATACGTGGTTTGCAATGACATAGCCGCGCTCAGCCGGCCGAAGACACTGCCGATAAAGACGCGCGCCCTTCCCTGAAAAGGAATTCGAAACAATGACCAAGCTTTTGTGCGCCATAACGTTTTCCCTCGTTTCATTCACCTGCTCCGCCGAAACGGTCTTCAAGTGCGTAGATTCCCAGGGACGCGTCACATTCACTGCGCGAGCCAATTGCCCCTCTCAAAGCATGCTGGATGATGTCGTTTCCGCACATAACGCAAGGCCGAGTGGATCAGGTGAAGGAACGCTTATGGCTCCCGTGCGTGAGCCAGCAAACTTGGCACCCCGTCAAGCTGCCAGCGCTGCTGCGCCAGCACAGTCCGCCGGAAATCGATCCGGTTGCTCTACCGGTTTGTCTGACCAAGAATTACGCACTGCGAAAGTCCGTGGAGAGATCGTGCCAGGGATGTCCAGAAAGGACGTCGAAAGCATGCGCGGTCGAGTCAACCGAGACCCTTCCGCGCGGGGAGCGGGTACAAGCACATACTGGAATGACAAATACCTGGACGTCACCAGCGTTAACTTCGACCGTAACGGCTGTGTGCGATCTTCTTATCAGTCCGGGCACACTCCGTAATGCTTAGCTCGCTCCAAACTTGAGCCGTTGATTGCGGACGATTCTCTGGAACTCCTGCTGAGGCGCCTGAATGTTGTAGGTTTCCCCGCCAACTGTCAGAGCAAGATTGGCGAACGGTTGCTGCACAGTCGGTGCGGCCTGCTCCAGGAGCGCTGCCGAAGGTGCAGCGACTTCCGGCACGAATCGAGGACCGACAGCGCCACCCTCTGCAAACTTCGGCAGTCGCCGGTCATTGATCTGACGAAGCAACTCAGGACCGTAATGCCGAACGGCAGCCGCTCGCATCACAAACTCTCCATTTGAAAGCCTGGCAAGAATTGAGTCGCTCGTGCCGGTACCAGGACCTCGGACCATGTCACCCGTTGCATAACCGGCGACGTCATTGCTGGCGACGGTCAACCCTGCATCACCGCCACCTCCCGTGACAGTAACGGGAATCATGAGAACTCGCTTAAATTGATCCGCTACCGCTGCGATCTGGCTTTGCGTGGAGGTGAGCGAGGCGTCGTCTATCGCTGTCTCTACCGGGACATCCAACGAATCGACTTCTGGAATCTCCGGGTCCACGTCCACCGGGATGTCTCCCTGACCGTCAAGCTGCCGCTGGATGGTAGACGCAGCATCCGCTGGCAGTTTAGGGGCAACGTCTACGCCAATTGTCTCGCGAGAATAGTTGTCGACGCCTGGCACGTACTTCAGCTTTCCGCTTTGGGTCTGTGTGGCAGCCTGATCAGGAATCGCCGCCGAGTCGGCCGCTTGCGTGCCGCCGGTTACTTTTTTGACCAAGCTGTCTGCGAGGTTTGTACCCTGCGGCAGCGCAGTTGTTGCCACCAATGGTTCTACTGGCTGACCCAATGAAAGCTGCAGCTCTCGCATTTGCTTTTTGACCTGGGCGACGGCCTCTTCCGAAAGCTCAGGGGTTATTTTGATGACCTTCAAATCCTGCAGATCATCTTTAAGCTGTTTGATCTGATCGAGCGCAGCGCTCTGTTTATCCTCCGCGCGGCTTTTGGTGAGCTGGTCAGCCGCTTGTTCGATGGTTTGCAGCTGCTGTACGAACCCCTTGAACCCGTAGGTATTCGCACCACTTTCCGAAAGTTGCTGGATGATCTTCAGCGCCTGCTGAGCCTTCGTCTTGGCCTGATCAATATCGCCGCTATCCAGCGCCTTTCCTGCAGCAACCTTCAGCGACTGTGCTGCGCCATAGCTAGGGGTGGAAGATCCGGTACCAGCGTCCAGAGCGGCCAGAGCATCTGCATATCGTTTCTTGGTCTCCAGCTGGTCTTTCTGAGCCTTCTTGATCTCCGCCACAGCTGCTCGCTGTGCTTGCACCTGCTTTGCCAGAGCCGCCTTCGTGTCCGTGGTCAACTTGCCCTGAAGATCCGTCAGTGCCTTACTGTTGGTGGCAGCCTCGTCGACTCGGTCCTGCTCATACGAGGTTTCCTGATCAAGCGCCTTGCCGTATTCCCGAGCTCGTTTGAACGCCTCGATGGCCTCGGCACTGACCGCCGCTGTCGGGCCGTTCTTTTCCGAATCTGCCCGAGCAATCTGTTGTGAAAGCGCGCTGTAATACGTCTGGGATGACCGAAGCCGATCGGTATAGCTCTTTCTTTCTTGGGCGGTCATGTTCGCCAGCGCCTGGGGCGTAGCGATCAGCGTTTCCTGATATTCCTGATTCTTGGTGATGAGATCAGCTGTCGCTTTTTTCTGATCTTTTTGGGCTTGCTCGAGATCCTCCATTTGCTGATACAGACCGTAAAGCTCTGCCAACTGGGAAATCAGAACGCCGTACGCCCCGCCACGAACCAGCCCACCTAATGGACTATTGAGGATCCCGCTCAACCGCGTGGCTTTACCGCTGACACCATCCATGGCAGCGCCGGCGATTCCAAGCTGCGCCGTGGCTCCGGCTGCGCCACCCGACAAAACTTTGAATGCGAGGCGTGCCGCCGTCACAGCGGCGCCAACTGCTTTTGCTCCAACACCAAACGCCACGAAAGAGAGGATGCCGAGCTTTACCCTCTCGTCGACTTCGTTGAATGCGTTTAGCAAGTCACGCAGCAGCCCTATCAGTGGCAGACCAGACGCGACTGCCTGGCCGAAGGAATTGCTGAGGTCTTCCAGTGCGGCCTTGAATTTCTCAACCTGCGCCTGCGGTGTTGCTTTCATGATGTTGTAAGCACGCTCCGTGGCACCAGCAGCCCCTTCCACTTTCGAAACTTCGTCAACAAACGAGGCATAGTCCTTGGTCAGAGCCAAGATTGCCGTACGGCCTTCGGTTTCAGGAATGATCTGCGCCAGCGCATCGAAGCCGAGCTTTTTATCGGCAATTTGCTGAAGGGTTGCCGACAACCCTTTCCATTCGATACCCAAGCCTGCCATCGCTTTCCGTGCTTCGACTGCGGGTGAGGCGAGTTGGTTAATCGCGCTGCGAAGCGCCGTGATGGCGATTGGAGCCTGGATACCCTGAACAGTCATGCGCGCAATCGCGGCAGCGACTTCGGCGAAGCTGACGTTGGCAGCGGCAGCGGTGGGCAACACCTGGCCCAGCCCAGCTGCAAGCTGATCGAAACTGACAACGCCGTCTTGGATCGCGACGAAAAGTTGATCGTAACGAAGCCCAAGGTTGGACATGCTTTCGCCATAGGCGTTGATGATCGACACGCCCACGCCCGCGGCCGTTTTGGTCTCGCTCATACCGGCCACTGCTGCTTTGGTGGAAAGCGCCAGCACATCCAGTGCGTCTGCCGTAGCTACGCCACTGCCGAGCAAATCGTAGACTGCTGCTGCACTTTCACTGGCAGATTTGCCCGTGTCGCGACTGAGTGCGCGAATACCATCGGACAAACCATGAAGTTGGTCCTGAGTCAGATCAGTAATGGTGTTGATGCCCGCGATCTGCTGTTGAAAGCTTGCGAACGTCGAGAATGAGCGCGTGGCAGCCAGTGCGAAACCGCCGAATGCGGCTGCACCCGCCAGAATTTGCGTTTTTACATCATCAAGGCTCGCGCTCCACTGTTTCGTTGCGCCGGTGAGCTGCGAGGTCTGCGCAGATGCGGCAGCAATGCTCTGGCGCAGAGTGTTCTGTGCGATAGCGATCTCGGTCGACGACAGCTTCCCGGTGGATCGCAGCAACTGAAAGTCGGCCTGAAGCCGCGCAATCTCGGCGCTGGTGTTTGAAAACTTTGCGATCCCCAGATTGGCCTGGGCGTCTTGGATGCTTTTGTCGCGCTGACCGATGCCCAGCTTTTGAGACAGATCGCCTTGAAGGCGGCGCTGCTCGGCCGACAGGTTACGAGTGTCGATGCCGGCCGACTGCAACTCTTTGCGCATGCGTGCGAGTTGCGCGGTTTGGCTCTGCTCCTGCCGCTCAAGGATCTTCAGTTGGTTGATCGAGTCCCGGTATTCAGCCTGAAGCTGCCGACTTGGCACGGCCGTCGCGGCGAGTTGATCACCGAGCGAGCGGACTGCCTCACGGGCAGACGTGATACTCCTGCCGGTCTTTTCGAGCACGCCCTCAAGCTCGCGGAACGAGGTCACCTGGCGCAGCGGCTTTTCGACCGCACGGACCATCTCTGCATATTCTTTCCGGAAACCACCAACGTTCTTGGTTGCGGAATCAATGTCAGCTGTGACCTTCAGTTCAATGCTTTGCACGGGGGCTCACTTAGCGGCCGCGATGGCAGCTCTGTAATAGGACCAGGGGTAATAGAGGGCATTGGCGTGGCCAAGCCGAACCAAGGCATGCAAAGCCTGATCAAGGTTCTTCAGGCTTTGTTTTGGAGAGCTCCGGTCAGTCTCTCCAGAAGTGCGAAAAAATGAGGGTTGAGCTCCTTACACACGGCGATGACTGCTTCAACCTGCGACGGGCGCAGCGCATCGATCTTGTCGGGAGTCAGGTCGGTCATCCGAACGATGTCATCGATCGAACAGTCTGCGAACAAGGCGGATGACACTATGTCCATCGTGCTCAGACTGCCCGCCTCTTCAAGCCACTTGCGGACCTGCATAACGGTGAGCTCTCGACATAGCACCGGAAGTTCGCCAATCAGGAGCTCTTTGGAATTCGTTTGCTGAACCATTGCATACCTCAAAGAGAGCAACCCGCCGAAGCGGGCTGGTCAGGGATCTATGAAGCTCAGGCGGCCACTTCTTTCATGATCTTCATGTACTTTGACTTGCCGGCGCCGACCTTGGCCGGGTCGGAAAGCACCTTGGCGGTGACCTCGGAACCCATGAAATCATCGGTGCTGATCCAGTCAGTGCTTGCAGCCGGGCTCAACTGGCAACGGAAATACTGGAGGTTCATGCGCTGCTTGGTGCCCGCCCCGTTAGCGCCCTCAAACAGGATCTCGTATATCTTGCCGCTGTTGGTCAGCGCCTCGACAACGTCTACCGCCGCAGAGCTGTAGGTGATTTTCAGTTCCGCAGCGTCAGCGATCGCGCCCGCTTCGAGGATTTCGAGGCCGGCACCAGTCATCTGGTAGTCATCGCCATCAACGTAGGTGGTGCCGCCTGTGCTGGCAGTGACCGACGTGATGCTCAAGGGCATTTTGTCCAGCAGGATGGTGCCGCCCTTTGTCGCGGTGTGGGTTTCATCGGTCACGGTGGTGGCCGGGACCTTGGAAACATCACCCCAGTACATCGCAGCCAAGTTGGCGGTGTACAGCTCACGCCAGTTCATGGTCAGACCCATGCTGGTGATACGGCTGATTGCATCGTACTCGCCGCCCTGAGGGCTGGTGGTGTCAGCCAAAGTGATGTCGGTTTTCTCGATGGCCTGTTGCAGGGTAGACACCAGGCCAATAGGCATGAACGCACCACCGACACCGTAGGGGCGCATCTTCACCAGACCGCCAACGACGAAAGTTTCGATTTCACGAGCCATGTTTTACTTCTCCGGAGTGTCGCCGGCGATAACACCCAGGCTTTTCAACCAGGTGCGCTGCTCAGCGGTGACTTTGATTTTTGCACCCGGCAGAAGATCTTCGCGGGCATGGGTGTGAGCCTTGATTAGCTCGACCTCAAACCGAGGCGCAGCGCGCTCGGCGGTCTCGATCGCAGCGGCCGGAGCCACCGAGGTGTCATCTTTGGGCATTTGGTTTCACCTGGATGATTGTGTGAAGGTGAACAGGGATCAGCACCGTAGCGGCGGAGACCCCGTCGGCAGGAGGAAAAGCTTCGGGAGCGCCGATGGTGATGCCGGTTATGCCACGTGGGAGCCAGTCGGGCAGAACGGCAAGCGTCGGCATCATGCAGAGCAACAGGTCATGCTCCAGCTCTTCGACAGCGTCTTCGTAGTCGTCCAGCCCCGCCTTGACGGCGCCGACCACATTGAATCCCTGCATGATTTTGAGTGCATGCGGTCCGGCGACTGGCGCCATTCCTTTGGCCTTCTGAACAACGATCAAGGGGAAACCAACGGTGTTCTCCTTGAGCACCTCATTGAACCAACCGGAGCGCACGTTGGCCCCCGCAGGGGTTCGGTACCCGTTGTCGATGGAGATCGTCGAGAGTCGCTCAATCAAGGCCCTGCGGCCCGCGCTCAGCAAATTAACGGAAGGCATCAGTCCACCGGTTGCAGTGAGTAACGGTTGATTTTGCCGTCGGTGCCGAGAAACTCGGCCAGGGTGTAGCGCCGGCAGTTGATGGTGACCAGATCGCCGCGTTGCGGGTTTGGTACCTCGCTCACGCGCAGATCGACCGCCAGAGCGACGACGACGAAGGTGTCACCGTTCGGCGCACCAACGTTCTCAAGAATGACGGCGCCGACTGTTCCAGCCACGCCGCCATCTTTGGCCTCGTAAAGCGCGCCGCCCTTGGTGCCGAACACCTCGAAAAGCTCATCGTCCGCATCTTCGAAGATGTCGTCGAACTCCGAGCCTCCCATTACTTGGTCAGCTTGATGATCGCGCGCGGCAGGGTGCAGAGGCTCAGCGGGTTGCTCTGCGCCTCCATGTCGATACCCTTGTTGTGGCGCAGCGGCTCCTGGCTGGCATAGAACGGCACGCCGGTGGTGTTGACCGTCTCCATGTAGTCAGCCGGGGCATAGTTGGTGATGAACAGGCCATCAACACCCACGGGGACCAGGTACGCGGTGTCCGCATCCATGAACTGGACGCCGCCCAGGTTGCCGTAGAATTCTTCCCAGTTCACGCCGCCGAAGCTGAAGCCATCGCGACGATGGTCGTCACGCAGAAATTGACCGTCGTTCCAGCGGTCGAACGCCTTCTGAACCGAATCATGGTTGGTGAACGAGTCGAACCAGTTGCGACCAGCGATACCCAGCCAGCCAGCAATGATGCCGGTGCCGCCGATTGCATCTTCGGCTTTGCGCTTGGCTTCGGTGACCTTGGCCAGCAATTTGGTTTCACTCGCGTTCATGGTGAAGGCGACAGTTTGCTGCTCGATGCCGAAGCGTGCGTACAGGTCCAGCAGCACGCGGGTGCCATCGGCGTCGTACACCTTGCCGGTGATAGCGCCTACACGCTGATAGCGGATGGTGGCGTCCAAGCGCTTGCGCATTTTGAGCAGGCGCTTTTCAACCATGGCCTGCACGGTCTCAAGCTCGCTCTCGCTGCCGAAGGCGCGGATGCCCTGCACCTCATCGGCGCGAATGACGGCGCGAGTTGGCAGGTGGATGGTCTGGAACGGGATCATGTCACGGCCCGGACCAGTGGTTGGGTCACTCGGCGCGCCACGCTCAGCAGCGGGCACCAAAGTGAGGTTATCGTTTTCGCGTTCGATAAAGACGGCCGTGGTAGTCACGCCCTCTTCTTCGAACAGCGTATCCAGGCGAGTGGGAACCGCTTGGCCTTCAACCGGCTGGTTGATGGCGGTGGTCATGGCGATGCGACCAAACTCGTCGCCCGCGAAAATACTCAAATCGGCCATTCCGTTCTCCAGAAACGAAAAAACCGCCATCGGCGGTCTGTATTAATCGGGTGGTGGTTAAATCAGCGCAGGATGATGCCTGCGGCAGCGAGCGCAGCGCGGGCGGGATCGGTCAGGCCGATCAGGAGGCTTTCGATCACCTCACAATCGCGCACCACACCCGTCGCATAGCGGTCAGCGGTGGTATCGGCATCACGGCCTTCGTAGAGAATTGCCACTTCGACGGTTGCGCCGTCGGCAGGTGCGGCGAATGCCACGTATTTGCCGGCTGCATTCTTTGACAGGATTTGCCCGGCAGGAAAAGCGGTAGCGCCTTTGAGCAGCAGGATCTGTTCGCGCGAACGTTCGCCGCTCGCTTCATTGAGCAGAAACGCGGCAGTGCGCGCGCCTTGGGTCACGATGTCGTATTTCATGCTTTTGCCCCTTTGCGGCTAGCCCAAATGGTTTTGGTGGAAAACTCTTTTTTGTCCTTGCCACTCGCCGCAGACGCAGCAGCAGCGGACTTGGAGTCGCGCTGAATGCTGTCGAGGGTTACGCCACGATCCTGCGCAGCCTTGAACAGCGACATGCCGGCCGCGTCAACAGACACACCGCTGTCGATGGCGGCTTGGACTTCGGTTTCGAAGCCCTTCACACCTAGTGCCTGGATACCGAGGATGCGGGCTTTCTCGTTCGCCGTGGCAGAGGCCGCCACTTCAGTGCGAAGTGCGTCTGTGTCGATCTGCTCGACGGCGGCAATGGTGATGGTCTTGGGGTCGGTTCCGGCCTCAATAGCTGCGTGCAGCTCCGCCGTGGTTTTTACAATGGTCACAAGGGATTTCCTCGGTGGGTTGCTGGCAGGACCGGCCAACTCGGCAATAACTGATTCAAGCGATCCGACGCGGTGCGCAAGGCCCGACGCTACGGCTTCCGCGCCAACTTTCAGGCCGCCATGGCCGCCCATTTCAGGGACCTTGTCGGCAGAGACGTTCAGGTTGCGCGCGACCTTGCTCACGAAGACTTCAGCCAGAGCGTCAACGGTCTTGGCAATTTCTGCGCGACCTTCATCGGTCTCGACGTTCGGGCGCTTGTTTGGCGCTGTGCCGCTGACAATTTCATAGCTCTTCTTGCCGTCCTGCGCTTTGGATACGGTGACATTGAGCACTACGCCGATTGAACCCAGCAGCGCCGTATCGTCGACGACGACCTCACTTGCCGCGCTCGCGATCCAATAGGCGGCACTCGCGCCACTGCCGCCCACATATGCAACGATCCGCTTTCTATCGCGGGCTGCATGGATCATGTCGGCAAGCTCGTTGATACCGTTGGCTTCACCGCCCGGACTATCGATGTTGAGCACAATCGAGCGAATCGCAGGGTTGTCCAGCGCCGCCTGCAGGTCGGTTGCAATGGTTCCGGTACTGGTCGCACCGCTGATCCGCGTGAAGAAAGAGGCGTATCGGAAAATTGGCCCGGTCACCGGAATCACCGCAACGTTTCCGCGCTGTGTGACGGTGTGGGTGTGGTCGAGCTGTCTGCCCAGGCGAGTTTCCAACGCCTCCAGATCGTTCTGCCGATCAGCAATCGACAGGAGATTGTCCAGGGCATCCGGGAGCATCAGCCAAGGCTGAGCGCTGGCCAGCTCAAAGGCTCTTGCCATGTTCATTCCTCGTCTTCAGGTATTTCGGGTTGTGCCGCCGGCGCCGATGGAGAAGCCGCTGCGGCTACGGGCGTGGTTCCGTTGTCGCGGCGCTGCTGCAGCTCACGCGCACGCTGACGATTGACCTGCTGCCAGGTCTCTCCGGACATCGCTGCGGTTTCCATGGTTTCGTTGCTGATGCCGACCTCGATGCGCTCGCGAGCGGCTTTTGCCTCTTTGAGTTCATCAATCGCGCCTCGCGCGGGGCCGATCCAGATGGCCTGCGTGTAAGCGCGGCGCATTGCCGGATCGTGAAATCCGGGAGCTCTGATACGACCTGCCGCTACCGCCTCATCGAACATCAATTCGTAGCTTGGCTGGCAGAAATCGCACACCAGCCACCAGCGGCGCATGGTGTAAAAACGCCAAGCCTGCAACATCGCGGCGCGGGCAGCGCTGTAGCTGCTGCTGTAATGAAGCATCAGTTCTTCGAGCGGCAGCTCCAGCGCTGCGCCGATCTCTTTCACGATCGCCGAGAAGAAGGGATCGAACTGAGCGTTAGGGCGTGCCGGGTTTGCAATCATCGGCTCTTCGCCGGGCGCTAGGTCGACAATGGCGCCCTCTCCAAGCTCTAAGGGAGCCGGGCCAAGATCGCCGCCAACGCCGCCATCTTCGTCGCCGAAAATCGGCTGGCCTTGGCCGCCGTCGCTGAAATTCTCATTCTTCTTGATGAACACGGTGAACATTGCTGAGATCACGGCGGCCATCAGTTCGGCGCTCGCGTAACGCTCGAGCTTCTGCAGCGGCTCAAGAATCGGCGCTAGGTAGGGAGCGCCGCGTTTGAGCCCAGGCCGCTCTTTGTCGCACCAGACCTGCAGCAGCCTGCGACGACCAGTTTCTGCTCCAAAGAACTCCACACGATCCCAGCGAAGCGGTGACTTCAGCATCTTGTCGTCGGGGTAACCGTTGCAGATGTAGGCAGCGACCGGCGCGCCGAGGTCGTCAAACTCGATCCCCTCGACAAGCCTGTCAGTGTCGGGGCGGCCGTTGGGGTTCGATACCCGATCCGTCTCGATCAGTTGCAGGCGCGTGTTGTAGATCGTGCCTTGACGTTCTGCCCAAGGCGTAGCGACAAAGCAGTCACCGCCAGCCATTGCCGACACCAATGCCAGTGCCTGAAGCTGGTAGTGATTCAACGTTGCTTCAGCGTCACACTCGCGGGGATCGCCGGCGTACAACTCCCACTCTCGCTGCACCAGCGCGTTGAACTCGTCGGCCTGCTCTTCAGTTATGCCAAGCGCCACATGGTCGACTTGGGGCCGGCAGATCAACCCTGTGCCGACAACGTTAGTGCGAGACCGAACAATTGCCGCCCGGGCGATGAGGTGGTTACGCATCGCGTCCCGGGATCGGGCAACGAGCGTTTTCCGCTCCGGCGAGCTGAGGTCACGATTGGGACTGCCGAGAAAAGGAATCCAACTCGACATGCTACGTAGCATTCGAGAGGCACCGCGCCAGCGTGTTTCGCTTCCTCCACCGCCGCCCTGGGCTCGGGGCTGGCTCTGCACCAGGCCGGTGACGGCGCGCGTGGCTTCACGCACCATCCGCTCTTCAGGAGTGGTACGTGTCCACCAAGCCATGTCAGATCCTCATATAGCTGATTCGGTTGCGGCCGCGATTGCGGTTGGCTTCGGCAGCCACGTCGGCCGCGTAGTCGTTTTCGAGCTTGCGCAAGGTTCCCAGATCAGCCCGGGTTACTTGCCGCTCGCCATACCGGACGCTTTGACCGCCTTTCAGGATTTTGGCAATGGCCTCCTGAACGGCGGAAAGGCGAACCTGCGCGGCAGTGGTCGGAACAGATGTGCTCATATTCATCCTCTGGCCCGGCTTCGGGTTCCTCGTTGTGGCAATCGACGTTTAACGCCCGCCAGCATTTCCAGATCCAGACCAAACCGGTGCTGGCTGATGCGCAGCGCCGCCAAGGCATACACGAAGCAGTCGAGCGCCTCGTTGCGGCGACCTTTGGCCGTCCAGCGATAAACCCGCTTGCCCTTCTCAATTTTCAGTTCTTTGGTTTCGGCTGTGAGCTGCTTCAGCTCGTCCTCGCCGCAAATCTCATCGTTCGCCGGCAGGTGCACGCAGCCCGGAACCGGCACGCCCGATGTGTCCGGCTGAATTTTCAGGCGGCTGTAAATCAGCTCTTTGGCGTTCTCGGTGCCAACCTCGGTCAGGTAGACCTTCTTGGCGTTACGCGACTTAGGCCAGTTGGCAATGGGCTTCCCGGGAACGTTCGCCCCCTTGACTGGAATGACCCAGGTGTCTCCAAGCAGGCGACTTTCTGCGTACACCTCGTCGGTGTAGTGACCGCCGGAGTCCCAGCACCAGCGCTCAACGCCCATCTTCGCGCCATCGCCGCGCACGTACTGCTGGCGAATTTTGAGTCTGACCTTCTTACGTAGCTCTTCGCTGGCGGGATCTCCCATCAGCACCCATTTATCAACCAGCCACGCTTCTTCGCCCTGGCCGAAGGCCCAGACCCTGCCCTCGTAACGGTCGTCCTGGGTATCGATTGAACCCATCAGCGTGAGGCCGCGAACCGGCACTTGCGGGTAGACCTCTCGGCGGCCGTACAGCAGCTCCCAGTCAACCTTCTCGCCCTGATCGTCTTCCCACGTTTCACCCAATGTGGTGTTGACGAAGGCAATCAGGTTTTCCCGGTTGTCCTTGACCTTGTCGAACTCAAGGACCATTTCCAACCAGGTGGTAAAGGTGCTGTAGGCCGTCCAGATGTGAAAACTGACATTGCGCGGGGTCGCGCGAAGCTCGTCATCTGCGCCGTACCAATCAATACCGTCGCGAGTCCATATGCTGGTCTTCTCGCAGATCCACCGCCCCTGATGGGCGGCCTCGACCATCTCGTGATACCAGACGACGCACTGGGCGTGCTCGCACAGATACCAGGCTTTGGAGATTTCGCCGTGCTCGTCGCGCTCCCACTTGATGCCGAAGTCACAATCCTTCCCGCCCCACTTCAGGTGCTGCTCTTTCGAACAGTGCGGGCACGGGATGTTGAATCGCAGCAGGTAAGGCGACTCGTTCGCCGCCTTTTCGATCTGGCATGTGCCTTTGATCTTGGGTGTAGAGCCGCGAATCGACTTCTTGAACGTGGCGCCTTCAAGACGCTTGTCACCAAGAAAGGTCGGGGCGCCCTCGCCGTCGACGTTCTGCTCGAAGTTGGATAGCTCGTCGTATACCACCTCATCGGCAGAGATACCGCGATAGTTCCGGCTCGCCTTCCCGCCTCTGCACCACAGCATCTTCTTGTTCAGAAAGCGCTTGGAACTGAGCGAACTGTCGCGATGTTTTTTCCCGTACCAGGGCGCAATATCCAGAAGCGTAGGCACGTCACGCACCATCGTCTCGATATGCTGCTTCATCAGGTCTTCAGCGTCTGGGTCGGTAGGCGAAAACACCGCCACGCTCCGACGCTTGTGCTGAACCTTGTAGCCCATGTTCGCCATGAGCATCTTGGTGTAACCAACGCGCGCGGACTTCATCAGGTTGAAAAACATGATGAGGTCGTTGCCCATGCTGTTGAGCAGAGCCACCTGGAACGGAGCGGTTTCCCACTTGCCTTCTTGGTATGAAGACTCAGATGAAAGATAGAAATGTGTGTCAGCCCAGTCCACGCACGTAAGTGGAGGCTCCTTAAAAAGCGCCTGCAACCCGGCCTTGATCGCTTTACGCAGATCATTCATCCAGGGTGGCGAGGTACTCATCAAGAATCTCAGGCAGTTTGTCGCCCAGTTCTGAGGCGATATTGCGGGCCAGCGCGATTTCCCGCTGCATGGCTTCGACGTGGCGTACTTCGATGTCGGGGTGCTTTCGTTTCACCTTGTGCGTGACGGTGTCGAGCACAGAGCCGATCTGTTCAACGACGCGGGACAGGGCAAACGTACTGAATTCGACGGGCACCAGTTGCCGGGCAGAAACGGCGTTCTTGTTCTCTTGGCCGATCCGCTGAGCAGCTGTCAGGCCTCGGCGCTCTTCCATGAGCTTGTATTCGATCAGGGGGTCGATCCCCTCCGTTCCAACAGGGGTGACTTCCGGTTTCACCTGCCCGCTACCAAGGCCTCGCAGATAGGCGATGTAGGCAACTCGGCAGGAGTCGATATCCATCCCGCCGCGCCCCTTGGAAGCAGGTAATACGCCGTCTGCAACCAGATTTCGAATCTGACGATCGGTGAGGTCCAGATGGGCTGCGACTTCGATCTGACTCGCCATTTTTCACCCGAACCGGAACCGGAACCGCCCCGCCCTCAAAAAAAGTCATAAATAATGGAAAATCGGGGCTCGAATTACCCTCACCCCAGGGTGTGGGCGGAAAGGACCCTTTGTAGCACGTCAACTCCCCCACTCTAGCCGCCCGCCTCATTTTGGTGCGCTACCGCCTGCGCGTCGCCAGCGCCCGGTCGAACGCCTTCGCGAACTGGATGGGTAATTGAGTCTCTGCTTCCCGCTCCCCGATGCCGAAGAAATCGAGTGTCTTCGCATAGCCGGGCTTGCTGGTGAACGCGATCAGAATCTGTACGTTGGCTCGCCTGGTGCCAGTGCGCTCTGCGATACCAATGGGCTGCCTGCCTCGCCTCATGACGAAGTAACGGTTGCGGTTGCCAATGCTGCGCTTACTATCGGTGCTGTTCTGCAATCGGTCGCCTTGTGCGCCGAGACCTGACAAGACCTTCTGCAGCTGGCCACGACTGATGTTGCCGTAGCTGTCCAGCTTCATGCCCTTGCCGGGAACGATGAACTTGCCATCAGGCAGGATGCCTCGAGCTCGCAACAGGCCTTCACTACGCTTGTGGTTACGCTCACCGCCGTAGACCTCAGGCGTAAGCCAACGTGTAGCAGGGGCCGCGCCGTCAGCCTCGTCCTTGATCCATACCCTTGCTTCAAGCTTCTGCTTGGTGGCTGGTATCAGCCTGAGGCTATCGAGCGTGTAAGGCGTGGGTCTGTCGAAGACCGTCCGCATCTCTCCTTCGAGCCGCGTCTTCACCAGCTTGGCGGTCTCGGTAAGGGCGAGGACTGTCGCGAACGGAATCTGATTGCGCTCAATATCTGTCAGCTCAGCGAGATTGCTCGCGAGGCCGGACGACTGAACACGGATCATGGTTGAACCTTGCTATTGAGTTGCTCGTTCCAAGACTTCCCCAGCCTTGTCGGCGGCCTTGCTTGCGGTGTCAGCGGCCTGTGTTGCCGTGCTTGCTGCCTGGGTCGCGGTACTCGCAGCGGCCTCGACTTTCTCAGCCGCCTTGCCAGTATTCTCAGCGAGGCGATTGAGCCGAAGGTCTCGCTGATTCAGCGCTTCGTCATAGCCGCGCCGAACCTCCGCTACCTGTTGGGTGTACCAACTGCCCAATGCCCAATGCCCGACTTGAAATCCGAGCACCGATCCGCCGAAAACGAGTAGCGCAGCGATTACCCACACCTCCACTCGACGCCACCAATGGCGAGCAATGAAGTTGACTGCACATCTGTCCATCAGTTGGCGCCTCCGAGCTGTGACCGCAACCGTCCGATCTCCGCACTCTGGGTGGTCACTTTGTCAGTGAGTTGTGCGACCTGGCTGGTAAGGGCTTCGATCTTCCCTTCCATCCGGCCAACTGCGGCAGCAAGTTCGTTCCGCTCTTTCGCGAACTGGTCGGCTCTCGCCTCAGCTTCCTTACGAGCAGTGCGCTCTGAGTCGAGCAATTCATTCAGTCGCCGGACAGTCCCGATATCGGCATTGTCCATGGCTCTGTCTGCTGCGTCGCGTGACAGAAACCTCCTCATCCAGAGGAAGCCAGCAAGCAAGACGGTGCCAGTGCCGCCAAACCAGGTGGCAGTGCCCGGGCCGAGGTCCGTTGGGTCCATCACTACTCCAGAATGCAAAAAGCCCCGGCAAATGCCGAGGCTCGTATAGGTTTGATGATATTTCCGCCCGTTGTGCGGAGGACGCCTGTACATCGGGGTATCAGGCTCATAACGACTTTGGGCATTCCGGACCTAGTCAGTGCTGGCCTTCCCCACAGAAAACCCGACACATCGCCAAACTTTCGGTCTACACCAGCGGCTTAGGCTGAAGCTTCTTCTGAACCTCAGTTAATGAGTCGCCCACAGCGTTAACTGCGGATTTCACTTCGTCTCTAGAGACGCCAAACTTATTGGACCAATACTTCAGCTCAGTGCTGTCCTGAACATTTATCCTGATGTCATCAGTGCCATTCATAGGCCGACGCTTCTCCATAAGCTTCCGATCTCTACCCAAACCCAAGAGAGTTCAGGTTAGCAGCCGTCGGAGGGACGGCGTATGTTAATTGTGAAAAGTTCGTACAAATTGACCCTTTCCAATGCAAGTGACGGATTTTCTGTTGCTGCCGAATTGAGCGTCACCCTTCCTACTGCGTAACCGGAAATAAACGATGTCTCTCCATTAGCCCGCCGAAGCCGCCCCCAGCACAGAAGAGAAATGAGGCGCTTCAACTGCGGGTGTTTTTCCCGTACTGGTGACGACCGGCGGTACCGCGTCGGGCGCCGCTCAGGTAAATCCAATGGCGCGACATTCCTTAACAAGTATTTTACCAATAATACTTGTTAATACTTATGGATATACTTATAATTGCCTCACACACAGCGAGGCAGACATGAACAAGATCAACTGGACACGGAAAGCATCGAAGCAGCTCGGCAAAATCAACAAAGCCGATCAAGGCAAGATCTACGATGCAGCTCAGGCTCTGGCCTACATGCCGAATGTCCAGAACATCAAAAGCCTCACCAACCACCAATACGGCTACCGACTCAGGGTAGGAAACTACCGAGTAATGTTCGACTGGGACGGCAGCGTGAAGATCGTGAATATCGAAGAGGTGAAAAAGCGCGATGAACACACCTACTAACGTGCAAATTATCAACGGGCCGGATGGAACTCCGGCCTTTGTGGTTATCCCTTACGCACAGTACGTCAAGGAACATCCCCAAGAGGATCTGGTGCCTAACGAGGTGGTCGGGTACATGGTCAAAGAGGATCTTTCCGCTGCTGCTGCCTGGCGTAAGCATCTCGGCTTATCTCAGGCGCAAGTGGCCGAACGTATCGGCATCACTCAGTCAGCTTATGCACAGCAGGAACAGGCCTCCCGTCCGCGCAAGACCACTCGCGATAAGATCGCAGCGGCCTTGGGCATTGCGCCTGATCTGCTCGACATCTGAATCGGTGCCGCCACAAGGAACTAAATCCTCGGCCCTCCGGCTACGAGGCGGAGGCTCTTACCTCCTTAGCTATGCCGGCGGAAACAAAAAAGGCCAGCGCTGCGCTGACCTTACGATGACGCAAAGAACGATTCGAACCGCCGACGTCCGGTTTATGAGCCCGGCGAAGGGGGTCTCTGCTCTACCATGCATGCCGAACTACATAGCCGATCAGTTCTGAATGAGAACCTTGGCGGGGTCGAAATATGCAAGTAGCCGCTCAGTCAGCACGTTGTACAAGGCCGCAAATTGACCCGCCTTGACCTCTTCAGGGCTGATGATCACGGGAGTAACGTTGTTCTGATAGTGAACAGCAAACTCGTATCCCTGATCGCAGAACTTCGCTGAAATCGGGAAAGTGAGAGTGCATCGCGGGATGGCATCGTCAGACCCAAGCACGGTAACCGCAATCGTGAAATCTACAACTCCACCGGTGCTGGTGAGCGCCATCCAGCGTTTTTCCTCAAAACCGGTGCCATTGCCGGTACCAAGCATTACATACCGCCCAGATTTACCGTCTGTACCTTTCCACAGCTGGTCAGGTGTTCCAAGGTAATTTCCGAACCCTGAGGCGATATTGCCAGCCGCTCTCGCCAAAAGATTCAGCTGCATATTCTGCGCGGCTTCCTGCTCTTGGAATCGGTTCTTTATCTGCTCATACAGCGTCATCGCCACCTCCTTTTTGGATAATGGCAAGATGACACAAACAGGAAATTTGCACCAGAAAAAAGCCCGACTCAATGGTCGGGCTTCGGGGTCAATCCTCGACTTGCGCAGGAATGACAGGATGCGGATAATTTCGCTCATCCGCTCACTCATGTCAACTATAAATCACGCGGCGACATCAGACAGAACACCCTCCGTGCGAAGGATCTGCTCAGCGTGCGCCAACGCTTCGTCAATAATGCCATTGAGCTTTTCATTGATCCCAGCACGCCAACGACGGCGAGTCGACTCACCCGCCGCATCCAGGTCCCAAGTGTTCATGTCATAGAAGCTGTCCGGCAGCACGATCATGTCGGCAGACCGCGATTCAGCAGTGCGTAGCCGAGCTTTGCCTGCTGCAACAGCCGCACTGACCATTGCCTCTCGGCGCCAGTCGGGCGCATCAAGCGGGATCTCCACCGATACTGAGGTTGCTCGCTTTGGCCTTGCACCTGGCAATTTAGGAATAGCCCAAGCAGTAACGGCCTTGTAAAGAAATATGGCAGGCGCAGGCGTCGCGATGACCGCCCTGAGTAGGCTGATTGCCTCGACCTTCTTACCTTTGTGCGTGGAGTACTTCGCCACAAGCGCATGCCAGTGGCGAGGGGTGAGAAGGTGGTGAAGACGTGCAGCAATCCAGTAGTCGACCTGGTCGCGATCCAGACTTCCGTCGCTACCGCGTGCCAGCGTTGAAATGTCGCCGCCTTCCTCTTCCACGGAGCTGTACAGCTTTTGCCAGGCCTGCCCCTTAGCGCCGCTCTTGGCCTCAGCCGCAAGAGCGGACACAACAGCACTCGAAACGCTTTGATAAATCATGATGTGCCCTCAGTCCCCGGTGTAGTTCGATCCGCCTGCGCCGAGACGGTTGTTCTGTTCGTACTGCTCGTGCGCGCCGCCTTGGGCATGACGAGCACGGTTCAATTCGGCGGCCATGTTCCGCAGCTTCATGTTCAGCTGCGGCACTAGGTCCTCGAGCGGCAAAGCATCACCGGTCGCCTGGCAGACCCAGCCCGATGCGTGACAGTTGGCGCAGTCGAGCTGATGAAACACGCCGCTGATAGCGCCAGTGCCACGGCAGGCGCCGCACTCCATCAGCGGCTTCAGCTCCTTGCGAAAGGCAGGGCCATGGCTCTTCTTCATTTGCTGGCCTCCATCAAGTGCTTGTGCACGGCATCGATATTCAGATCCCCGCCATCGTTGTTCGATGACACGCGCAGCTCTTGACCAGATGTCATCATCAGCACCAAAACCCGGCGGCCGCCAATTTCTCTGTTGATCTGCATCGAGCTGATGTCTCCTGGCTGGACCGCCAACTTGTTGCGAGGATCAACTAAAATCATCATTTTGAAACCTCGCCTTTTACGGATTCTGAATAACGCTAGAGGCCGCGTGTTTCATGGCCTGAGCAGGGATATGCGAATTTCCGTTTCCGCCGTCTTTCCACCCATGTATCTGGGCGAAACCACATTCGTCTAAACGGTGATGCCACTTCTCAAGCGCCTCACGCTTCAGCAGTTCGGCATGGGTATGGATGTAGGTCTGAACGTTGCGGGTCAGCGTGTGGTTCACCAGCATCTCGCCGATCAGGTAATCAACCCCGAGATCAGTCCATGCGGTGCGCGCCAGTTTGCGCAGGTCGTGGCTAGTCCACTCACCCTGCCCCAGCCGGGTGAACACCGCACAGGCCTGGCCTTCGGTCATCGGGCGGCCGTTCTTGCTCGGGAACAGATACGTGCCTTGGTAGCCCTTCGATGCCTGCCATTCGCGATATCGCTTCAGTAGGCCAACCACCTGCCCAGTCAGCGGCAGACAGTGTTCGCACCGGGTCTTGGTGTTCTCAGCCGGCAGGAACCACTCGCCGCCGTCAGCGATAGCGAAGTGTGACCAGCGGGCCTGACGCGTCTCCCCGACCCGGGTGCCGTGGCAGAGCATCAGCAGCGCCAGCATGTGGTCAGAGGGGGCATGATCAAAGCCATCGGCGAATGCCTCAACCAATGACTCGATTTGCACGCCGCGCAATCGGGACGTTTTCGGCTTGATCTTGGCCTTGGTGAAGTCGGTGAACCTGAAGCCCGCAATTGGATTGGTGGCGATCAGCTTGAGCTTTTCGGCCTGTTTGAATGCCACCACCAGTACGCCCCACATCAGCCGGACATACGAGAGCGATAGCTCTTCCTGCATGGGCCACATGGCCTCTCGGTCGATGGTAGCCCGCGACACGTCGCATATTTGCATCTCGGCAAGACGTGGCTTCAGATGGCAGTGAATTGCTGACTTGGCCGAGGTTCGGCGCTTATCCGAAAGGCTGCGGTCGCGGGATTGGCGCTCCGAGTACCAGTCGAGCAACTCGCCGACCGTTTGGAGCGTGCCAGCCGCAGCAGATGCAGCAGGATCGGCAGCCAGGCGCGCATGGATCTGCGGCATCACGCCGGCCAGCGCCTTAAAACTCAAAGCTGGATAGCCGCCCACCTTGTTCCACTTTTTCTTGGTCACCAGATACCAGGTGCCACGATCGCGCTTCAGGTTGAAACGCAAGTACAGCCCTGGGTGACGCGGGTCGCGGATTGATTCGTACTGGCCGGTCGCGGCTTGCCTGCGAATCTCAGCGTCGGAGAATGAAACGATGCCGGTCTTGCTCATGCAGCCACCACGGTTTTCGGAAGTCGGAGGTATGCCCGGATGTGCTCCATGGCGTCGAAGTGGCCACGGCACACGATGGCGAGATAGCCCTGCTCGTTCAGGCGGCGAATGCAGGCGTGCTGGCTGGCCGATATCGGGGCGTCGTTCGGCGGCGTGGCCTTGAACTCCAGGTACAGGCCGAAATAACCGCCACGGGCCATGGTCAGCACCAGATCAGGAATACCCGCCTTCACGCCTTGGGCCTTCAACTTTGCGGCGACAGCCTTGTGCCGCTGTCCGCCGTTCGGAACGTGATGGATGTGCTCCCACGCTTCGGGGTGACGTACTCGGAGCTCAGCGAGCAGAGCCGCCTGCTCCAGCCCCTCGCGGTCGATCCTTGGCGCCCGCACAGCCCTTGGCTTGTAGGTTTTCAGCTTGAACGCTGTCACGCCGCCACCCTGCCTTCGGCTACCAGGATGTCTAGCGTCCGAATGATGCCTTCGAGGTGCATCCGGCGAAGTTCGTCGTGGCTGAACTCGGTCCGGCTGCGCGCATCAACAGCGTCGTGGCAAGCTGAGCATGCCCAGGCGGCCTGCAGGTCGTTTGGCTTGATCCCCATGCCGCTGCGCGTGCCTGCCAGGCGGAAGTGGGCCAGCACTGTGGTTTCGGGGTTGCCATTGCACACGCCCGGCACGCGGATCTGGCAGTCACGCCCGCGGGCGGCCTTGGTCAGCTTGGTCTGCTTACTCAAAGGCCGCTCCCGAACTGGTATTCGAACGGCGCCACCTGGCTGGAGTAGGCGCACTGAATCAGTGAACAGGCGCTGCGGGCCACGCCGATCAGAGCGATTACGGTTTTCATGCGGACTCCTTTTTCGATTCAAGCTCGATCAAGAGCTCGAGGAAGTGCTTCGCTTTCTCCAGATCAGCAAGGCCACCCTTCTCGCGCCAGCGGGTTACGTACTTGATGACGCTGCCTTCGGCGAAAGGAATGCCGTTGGCATGGATGTATTCGATCGGCTGGATCCTCAGCGACTTGTAATGGCCGCCGGCTACTTGCGTGTCGAGGGCGCTCATTACGCCGCACCTCCGATTTCCTTGAGCAGGCTCTGCAGCTGTTTCAGCTTTGCCGTTGCCTGGGCACTGCCCTCGCGCTCAGCCTCGACAGAGAGAGCAACTTCCTCTATGCGAGTGGCCATCGCCTTCATTCGGGCGCTAAATTCATTCGCTAGGGTCACGACCTCGGCCGACAGCCCCGCAAGGGCGTCAAGCGCGTTGATTTCGGCCTTTTTGGTGGGAGTTACGACTTCGACTGCTGGCTTCGACATGGGCTTTTCGATCCTGAGTTTTATGGTTACGGCGTCTCGCTGAAACTTGCTGCCCACGGGTTCGCGGATGATTCCGGCATCTTTCAATTCGCCCAGCGCGCGGCGAACCGCATGCACGGATACCGAAGTCGCGTTGACGGCCAGCGCGGCGCAGTGGATGTCGTGCGCGCTCCACGCTTGCTGGATGGGTACGTGTTCGAAGACTTTTCGGGCGGTGGATGACTGCCCAGCGAGAAGCTGCTGAATGCGGGAATCGGTAAAAGCCATCAGCTGACCTCCTTCGGTGCTTCGGCTGGATTGACCCCGGATCGGCGGGCGCGCAGTTCGGCCAAGGCCTGGTTTCCGATATCGGGTGTGCGGCGCGCTTCGGCCTTGGCCGGCAGTGCCAGCGGCATCGCCTGAAGCGGCAAGCCTTCAACCATCCGCCGAATCGTGATCACGTAATTGCGCTCGAACAGCTTCAGAGCCAGCGAGGTTTCCAGCCTGTTCAATGGCTCGAATCCGCATTCTTTGGCCGTATGCCAGACGGCGTCGTGGCTCCACTTGCCCTGCCCCGCCATGGATGGGTGAGCATTGCGGCAGGCTTCGCGGAATGCCTTTTCCAACGGAGGAATGCCGAGCATCTCCGGCGTTGGCTGGCACATCGCGACGAACTCACCGGAGCTTGGAGCGAAGGGTTTTTTCATCTTCCGGCACTGCTCGATCCCGAAGCGGACCTGCTCAATCTTTTGGATGCCTTCAGCCATGAAGGCCTTGGTCCACGACGCTTTTGCAGCCTTCAGCGCATCGTCGTCCGGCCATGCCTGTTTCCACGCTGGGAATATCGCCATCAGCTCGCGGAATAGCGCATTGATGACCTGGACAGTCCCGGCGTCAGCCTTGAGAGGCACGACGGCAGCGGTCGGTACGTTTGGCATTTGCTGCAGCATGTTGGAAACGGATTTCATCAAAGACCTCCCAGGTCATCGCCCCAGCTGGTGTCGTTGAAGTCAGGAGCTTTGCCCTGCCCGGATGCCTTCACGCGCTCACGCTTCACCCACTGCACCAGCCGGTAGCACCAGCCCGCTCCCGAATCCACCGTGGTCGGTTTGGCGATGAAGAAACCCATGAACGCTCGGATCGCTGCGTCAGGTACTGCGTCGGCTGGCAGGCCCGCGATTGCTATCTGGTCAGCCAGAGATTTCGCGTTTGGCTCCCACTTGGCGAACATGGCGAAGCGCTGGTTTGGCGATTGGCACTCAGCGGCGACGCTCTCTTGCCGGTCAATCTCGTCAGCCAACTCGCGCTGCTGCAGCTGCTCTTCGGTTACCTGATGGTTAAGTGGTGTATTGGGTGCAGCTGCTGCACCCCGTTCTGCGTTTTCCTGCACCCCGTTCTGCTGTGAGCTGCACCCCGTGCGGTTATCTGCACCCCGTTCCTTGCGGGGTGCAGCATTTGCACCCCGTTTAAGCTGAAGGTCGTACACCACCGGGCGGCGGTCGCGACGGTCGATGTAGGCCGCGGCGATTGCCTGATTGCCTTCGGTGATGAAGCCAGCCTTCTCCAGCTCATCGAGTTTCAGGCGAACGGTGCGCTCGGAAAGACCAGTGTCTTCGGACAGAGTCAGTGCAGATGGGAATGCGCCACGACCATCGCTACCGGCGTAGTTGGCCAGGCAAAGCAGTACATGACGGGCAGCAGGGTTCTCGAGGGAAGCCTTCGGCAGTGCGAGAGCCCATGACATTGCTTGAACGCTCACTGCGCGACTCCAATGTTCTTTTCGGCCAGCACGGCCAGTCCTTTCGGGGTTACGAGGGGTTGAAACGCAGCGCGCTCTACGCCGGTTTCGGTGTCGGGTTTGAGCGCGGTCACCTTGTGCTTCAGGAAACCGGAGCGAATACGCGGCTCCATAGCGATCCAGCGAGTGGAACCACCACGGCGGTATATCCAGCGGTTGGCCTGCAGCCAGTCGAAGAGCTTCGACGGCGGTACGCCCAGTTGCTTGGCCGCGTCGGTGATGCAGATCGCGCCCTCGGCAGCAGCAAGGCGGCGTATGGCGGCGACCTTTGGAGCCTGCAACTCAATCACTCCGAGGAGCCGACTGTTTTCGCGGGCTTGGTCAGCAGCCAGTTGGAGCGCTTCGGCGTAGTTCGCGGGAATGCGCGGGCCGGCCTGTTCTTCCAGTTCCTGCCAGCGGTCAACCAGGCGAGCGGTGAATTCGGGGCTGAGCTGTGCGACGACTACGAAACTGTCGCGCTTGCCGATGAGGTAGTGCTTACCTGGACGACCAACACTGGCAGGGTATTCCTCAATCTGAGGAGAACTTATTACCCGGTCGCCCACCAACGTATCGATGGTGCGCTTGACGTTGTCGTGACGCTTGCCAGTCAGCTCCGCGATCTCCCGGGACGACATCACCTGACGCGACAGGTCTGGTTGAGCGGTGAAAACTGACGAATCAGGTGGGCTCTTGCTCTGGGTAGTCGTGGTGTGCATAATCAGCCTCACAAGTGTTGTTGAAGAAGCCGGGCCGCAATCCCGGCTTTTTTGTGTCTGCGATTTAGGTGTCCGGCGCATCCGTGGTAGCTTTTTGCTTCCACACGAAAAGGCCTCGGAGGCCGGACATGAAACTCAAAGGGTTGGTTTATCGAAGCTTTGCTCAGCGTCATATACTTCGTATGGAGGCTGGCTACACCGTGGTCGACGCTGTGGATGGGGAACTCCAAGCGCATGACACAGTGACTGGATGTCTTGAGGATCACGGTCAGGTTTTTTTGAAAAACCACAGAAGCGAAGAAACCGTCGAAGTTGACGTCTTAGCCTTTCATGCCACCCTAGAAAGCGCTTTAGCTCTGCTTCGGAGTAGTTGACGCCCCCTACCATGTCCTCGCGCAGAACGTGGTCCGCGATTCGTACTGCACCAGCGATCCGATAAGCGCGCTCAGCTGGGCTATGCCCTCGCGTTCTCAATGCTTCTTCAGTCAGGGCAATCGTTGAAGCGACAACGGCGTCGTAGGTGGCTTGGTCAACCTTCAGGGGCTTCATGATTAGGCGACCTTTACGGAATGCGGGACGGGACGAGCGCTCGCTGCGATGAATGCCTCAGCCTTACGGCCCAGCTCCCCAGCCTTCGCTTCCGCCTGACGGCAGTGCTTGGCGAATTCGGGCAAAAGGTGCAGGTCCTTTTCACACATCACCTGGTCGTCGAACACCTCGCTACCCGAATCGATCAGGTTGCCCATCGCGCGAATCAATGAGCCGAAGCTCAGGTTTGCGCATGCCTCGCTTTGGATACGGCGAGCACCGGTCAACCCGTGGCGACTCGCCAACTCATTCAGGCAGTGATCGCGGAACGAAGGCTCTAGAGCGTTCACCCAGGACTCTTCCAGCCACGAAGGCATCTCTGATTCACCTGATAGCCAACGCTGAACGCGTTTGAGCCAGCGGCCTGTCGCTTTCATGAATTCGGAAGCGTCGTTGGTCGTAGCTAATGCTTCAAAATCAGGGACTACCTTGTCTTTGGCCTGATCAGGACAAGCCAAATGAAGCTGACGGCTGAGCGCCTGGGCGAAATCGTCCTGGCTCAGGTTCGTGCGGGCAATCTGGTTTTGTGCATGCGCGATCAGCACTTGGTCACGGGTAAGCGGTGCATGTCTTGAACTGGACGTTTCCATAGGGCTCTCTCGTTCGTAATCTGTGGTCATGCCACTTCGCTACCACTGACCAGTGCTTCTTCGTACAAAGCCTCGATCGCCTTGCCGGTCTCGTAACGAACACCGGCGCCTTTACTGGCGCGGTGAATTGTTGGCTGGGTTGTTTCTGTGCGGTCCGCGATCGCCTGTTGGGAAAAGCCCATGGCGAACAAGTCACACAGCATTTGTTGAATCGTCATAGGTGCCCTCCAATCCGGCAGCGTATTAATTTTATGATACGCAAGCGTATTGGAACAGGCAATACACTTCCGTAATACGTTTTTCTATTGGTGGCCAATGCACATCGGGGACCGGATATTTTCCGAAATGAGCGCGAAGGGATGGAGCGAGGGCGAACTGGCCAGACAAGCTGGAGTGACCCAGCCGACCGTCCACAGAATCATTACCGGCGAATCGAAATCGCCGAAGCGCGATAATGTAGAGCGCATCGCTAAAGCGCTTCGAATTCCCAGCAAATGGCTATGGGACGGCGGGCCGAAACCAGATCTTGTCGGGGTTTTCGACGCCAACGTCGAACCTGCTTCGGGCCCGGTGCGGTATTACGAGTATCCAGAAATCAGCTGGGTGCAGGCCGGCACAGCCACGGAGGCGCTGGAGTTGTCGAATATCGCAATGTGTGAAGTACACCCATCAGATGCATGGGCGGGGCCGAACGGTTTTTGGCTGAAGGTCAAGGGGCCGTCCATGACCACTACGAACGGCATGTCTTTCCCTGAGGGTATGGTGATTCTGGTCGCGCCAGGCTTCGACGTGGAGAGCGGACAGTATGTCGTGGCTAAAATGGTTGACACCAACGAGGCGACATTCAAACAGTTTGTATGGGACTCTGGTCGGGCATTCCTCAAGCCTCTTAACTCAGCATTCCCTACCGTGGAAGTTGATAGCAAGTGGCTGATTGTAGGTAAGGTCATTGATGCTAAGTGGCCTCGATCGGTTCTGGCTTGACGCTTACGAAATATCACAATCACTATTGGGCAATGGAGAGCTCGGATGAAAACTGTTACGGCCGGCGTGTTCGCCATTCTTGTTTTGGGCGTCGGGTGGCTATCTTGGAATAAATACCAATCTGTTCAAGAGACAGAAGCAGCGGCGCAAGCTGCACAGACAACAGCGGTACAGACCGAGCGACAGCTCAAGGCCAAGGGTGAAGACGGAATCACCTTTGCAGAGTACTTCAAGCGAGCTACATCTTCCATTGATAGCCTTGATGAGATTGAAGCCGGCCTCCAGGCCAGGGCATGGCAGCATAAGCCCACAGACCGAGATGTCGCCGTTGCCTTTATAGAGCAATGTAAAGCCATCATTCGCTCCGAGCAGGCCAACACTCGGTTGCTCATGAATGTAAATAGCGCTCAGAAAATAAATGACTCTGCAAAAAAAGAGCTAAGTCAGGCTAATACCTCTGTCTCGATAGATTGGGCGCTTAAGAGATATAAGCAAACGAGTGACGAACTGATCGCAGCACTACAAGAGCAAATCGCCAGCTCCAAAGCAAGTGCAGCCAAAGTCGAAAAGCTTTTAGCGGCAGATGACGTAGTGAAAAAAGCATTTGGCAAAGGTAACGGGCTGAGCGCCGCCGTTTCCGAAACCCTCAGAAAGGCGGTTGCAGCCGATAAATCTGATAGCTGAAGGCCCGTTGCCCACCCCCGAGACCCGCTGACGAGCGGGTTTTTTTTCGCCCACCAAAAAAATAATACGGGGGCGTATTGACGCGTGTTAATACGCTCACGTATTGTTTACCCATCGCAGCGGCAACGCCGCGAGCAGGGTGAGAGCCCTGCCGCTCTTTAAAAACCAGACGTGACCACCGCGACGTACCCAATGGGTAGGAAAAAGCTAAACCGTCGCCCACGCAGCCTCTGGATAGCTGCCGGGCTCGCCACATTGCGAGCACGCCACACCATGCAAGCCAGCCAGGAAGAACACCGAACACGAAATGTGTGACCAGGCCAGAGATATGAATCCGGCGATGCGCATGGAACGGAACAAACACCATAGGAGGAAACAGCCAATGCCCCAGTAAGACCAGCCGGGAAACGGACCGGCAACCCACGACGGACTGCCCACCTCAACGGGCCGCCGAGCTGCAGTTGGCAGTCGTGTAGCGAACACCTAACCCCATGACCACGAAGCTGAAGCCGAAATACGCAACGTGAACAGGGAAGCTCAAGGCCGAACAAATCGGAGCGCGAAGCCATCGGCGGCGTAGCGCGAACAGGTTTCACTGGCTGGCCTTGGATGCTCAGGGCCAGACGGGAAATCAACCGAACACACATGGAGCCGAAGACAATGGATCAGACCCTGCAGCAACTACTGGCCGAACGCGTTACGCGGTACGCCCAGTCAGATCGTCCTCAACAGCTGATCGATGAGGGCATCGACAAGATGTTCAAAAGCGTCGTCGAGGACGCGTTCCGCTCCTACGGCACCATTGGCGAGTCAATCAAAGAAGCTGTGAAGAAAGCGTTTCCGGCGAACGTCACCGACGTTTTCGAACTGCAGCGTTACAACGCCATGATCGCTAATGCCCTGCGCGAACGTTGGGAGGCTTCAGGTATGGAATCTACGATTCTCGCCCAGGCAGATGCATCCATTGCCGAGGTTTTGACAGGTGAAGGCCTGCTCACCGGCGAGGTTTCGCTTAAAGCGCTCCTGGAAGAGTTCGTCGACGCTCACAAAGAAGAAGCTGCACAGGAGCATTGGAGCGCGCCGGAAATTCGCATAACCGAAGATGACTCCCATACCCGGAAATTCATCCATGTCTACTTCGACCCGACACCGGAAGGAGGAGATCGCTACAGCTATAACCGAGAGCGACGCAGCGATTACTCGCTGAAGCACAACCTGCACGTGATGATCGAGGGCGTGCGCGACACCGAAGACCGCTGGCGCCCAAAAGTTGAGTTCGGCCAGGTGTACAGCGCCCAGCTCGACGAAAAGAAGATCACGCTGAAGAAGACCGTTCGCAGCAAATGGGAGCGGATGCTTGCATCGCTGTACTTCGGCAACGCCGTTCTCTTGATCGACTGCGAGGAAAGCGACTTCTCGTACGGCTTCGACGACTGACCCCAGCCTGCGCGGATATTTCACTGATGCAGCTTGCCAACAGGCTGCATTGGGAAATCCCCCAACCTGAGGCACCACCATGTTAGGCATTTTCGGAAAGAAGTTTAAAAAGGCATCAGCAGAGGCAACCGCGGCCATGTCGAAAAACGTGAACCGCGACCTGATGCAAGCCGTTGTTTATGGAGCGATCTTCATCGCCGCGGCTGACGGCGACCTCGCTGAAGCGGAACTGAAGAAGACCGAGAAGCTGATCGCAAACAACCCGCTGCTCAAAGGCTTCGGAGCCGAACTGAGCGACACGATCGACCGTGCAGAAGCGGACTTCAGAGATGGTGGCCGCCGCATCCTGCGCCAGAACGCCGAGAAAGAGCTGAGTGATCTGAAGCACTCGCCGGAAGAAGCGAAGACGGTAATGAACATCATGCTGACCATCGCAGATGAAGGCGGTATCGACGACGCCGAGCGCAAAGCACTGGAGCAAGCAGCCAAGTGGTTGGGGCTGAACCTGAAAGATTTCGAAGACTGATGGCCTGGGTCAAACGGATGGGGGGCCGCTTGCGGGCACTCCTCATCATAGCCCTGCTCGTTGGCGTGGTACTGATCGACTCGGTGTCTCGAATCATCAGCATGTGCGCTGACGGGTTCCTCGCGGTGCTGATCTTGTTGCTGATCTGGCCGCTGATCAAAAAGCCCTGACTCATCCTTCTGCCCATTCAACGAGTGGGCAGCGGGATGCAGAAGCGGCGTGGAAAGCAGACACGCAGCGCAACGTAGCTCCGAGCGCACCTGAACGACCGGAGAGGTGGTTACCAGGTTGTAACACTGGGTAAAAGAATCGGCGGAATCGCGAGTCCACCATCGCCCGCAGAGAGAAAGGCTTTGTCGGCCTATGAGGATAGCCGGAGTAGCGCCCGGCCTTCTGCATCAATCGGCGAATAGCTCAACCCGCATTGCGCAGGGTCAGCGCCAACCTGGTATTGGCGAGCTCCCTCGATCTGGCACGAGCGCCGTGACAGCCGGAAAGACGGCCCGATGCCCTGGTACTCCCCAGCACCAGGCCGCATTGGAGTGTGATCTGAATGCGCAGGCTGATGCGCGGATAAGCGAAGCGGCTAAGCCCTTGCCTCAGTAGTGAATTTCTCAATGCCGGGATCAGCTCCGGCCAGATCACACCCCAATGCGCCAGATGTAAGGCAGAACCTTGCAACTCGCAGAATCGCGTGGACGAGCACACACCAGCCAAGCTGGCCCCCTGCGTAAACAACCATCCGGGTTTTTCGGAGGGTTCACCCTCACACGGAGGATTTGCAGCCATGTAAACGACAGCTACCGGGCCCTGCCACATGCAGCGCCAGGCGAATCGGTTCACGTACGGAGGCGTTTGTGAACCTGGATGAAAGAAAAGCCCGGTTTCGACTGGGCTTTTTTTCGAACCGCGTTTACCCGCCAGCACTCTCCCCTGCGCCCAACGGCAAATAGCAGGCGGTCAGAGTGCTGACGAGTACACGCAACCATCTGAGGAAAGGACATGAATCAGACCATTCAACAACAGCGCGCCATTCTCGATGTGCTGCTCCAGCGCACCGCTGCGGCCCGCTCTGAATTCAACGCAAAGCCGCGCTTCGTGGTCATCCCGCACCAGAACAACCTGTTCGGCGTCGTCGACAGACAGACCGGCGTCGAGCGTGCAGAGGTCGCGGGCCACAACAGCGCCTGCCAAGCCGCTCAGAGCTTCGAGAACGTGGCGGACTTCACCCAGGCGGCGCAAGTAACCGTCGGCAACTTCGCACGGTTGATGCTGCGCTGGACGGCTGCCTTCACCGCGATCCTTGCTTGCTTCGTCGCGCTTGGGCATGTGTCGTGAATTTCTCACCGCAGGCTGATCCCCGCAAAAAGATCATCGAGGACCTTCGCGCCCAGATTGACCACTTCATGGCAACCGGTAAGAAGATCCAGCCGCTCGAATCATTCCCAGAGCAGCGACCGCCAGCAGCTCGCAGCACTTACATCGACCCCGAAACGGTACTAAAGCGGAAGCGCCCGCGGCTGAATCCGGCCGAGCGAACGCAGATACGCCGGATCACGGAGGCGATATGAGCAAGCGCAAGCCCTGCAACCGGAAAGCCCAGGTTGCTCGCAGTCTTCGTTCGCTCCTGAGCACCAACCATGCCGCCGTGATCAACATTGATCCAAGCGGTCTGCAGATCATGGTCAGCTGGAAGAACGGCAAGCAGATCCGCGCGATACAGGTCGCCGAGGCTCTGTGCGATATCCCACACCGCTGGACGATATACATCGCCGGCATCTGCGTACGTCAGGACGGCGCCCAGTACATCAAGTCAATCGACATCAGGCCGGACGGCATTCACCGAGCTGCAAGCCTGACCGACGTGGTCGAGCACTTCTACAACGAGGTGAAGGACGAATGTAATCCGAACCACCGCGTGGGTATGGGATGGCTGGCGGTGCCAGGCATTGTGCCAATACCGGAAGCGCAGCTCTCCGCCCTATTCGCCTCGGTCGGCGCCTGGAACCAAGTGAAGGTAGCCGCTTGAAACGTGTCTTCAAATCTCCGCAACAGCGAAAACGTAATCCTCAACACAAACTCCCACCAAGCGGGCTGCAGCCCATCTCGGAGAAAGCACCATGCCCACCCCTACGGATACCACCGAGTTCTTCGAAGAGCTGAACGGTGGCGCCTTCGCCAGCCAGATCGGCCACGCCCTGTCGGAGGTCGCCGCCGGCGTCGTCGATCACGGTAAGGCAGGGAAGCTGGTCATCACCCTGGACTTCAGCCAGATCGGTGAATCCCACCAGGTGAAGATCAAGCACAAGCTTGATTACAAGGTGCCGACCAAGCGCGGCACGCGTAGCGAGAACACCAGCCTCGATACGCCAATGCATGTCGGTACCGGCGGAAAAATCTCGCTGTTCCAGGAGAAGCACGACCAGCTGTTCACCCGCGACGAAGCGCCGATCAAACCGCGCGACTGACCTCCCCGCTCCACAACCTACCTCACGAAGAGACCTGACGAATGTCCCTGACCAAAGAAGCGATTCAACTCATCACCGACACCGCGCTGGAAGCCACCGGCAAGTCGCTGGCCACCTTCACGCCTACCGCCGTACTGCCGGAAGGCGCAAAAGTGCTGGATCTGGAGAAATTCCAGGAAGGCCGTAGCCGTTTCCGTGGCACCTACTCCACCCACGCCCTGGCCGACTTCGGCGCGTATGTCGCCGACCGCGCGGGCGAAGGCGCCCGCGGCTTCATCAACCAGGACGAGATGAGCTGCGTCCTGCTGTTCAACCTGGGAACCACCGAGCAGCCAGGGCATGCCGACGACCGCGCGGTGCTGAAGCTCAAGGCAACCGCCGGCTACACCGCTGCCCAGGCCATCGCCGGCCGCGGCATGGCGCAGAAGGACCTCAGCGACTGGATTGAAGACTGGCACCAGTACCTGACGCCGGTGGACGACGACGGCAAGGCGATCCCAGTGGCAAAGGCCATTGCCGCCGTGCGCACCATCACCATCAAGGCGACCAGCGAATCGGAAACCACCGTCGGCGACACCAGTGCCAGCCGCAGCGCCATGGATCAGATCGAGGCGCGCAGCAAAGAAACCCTGCCGGCGGCCCTGCAGTTCCACGTCGTTCCGTTCGAGGGACTGACAGAGCAGCTGATCACCCTGCGCATTTCGGTCATCACCAGCGGCTCTGTGCCGGTGCTGAAACTGCGCTGGGTTGGCGAGGAAGTGCAGCGCGAGGCGATCGCCCAGGAGTTCAAGGCGGTGCTGGAAGCGCAGATCGGCGATGCGGCTAAGCTGTCGCTTGGTAGCTTTGCAGCCTGAAGTCAAAGTCCCGCGCCACGCATTGCGTTTTGCCAATCGTGGCGCGGAAACTGGATCTGGCCTATCAGCGTGAAGCGTTGCGAATAGCTGAGGACGTTTAGCCGAAGATGATCGGCAATGAGTTGATGACAGCAGCTACCATCGATGGCACCCAAGACCCTGCCAATGCGTCGAGCACGCCTTTGATGATTCCTCTGTCAGGCTTCTCTTTCTTCAACTCCATGGAAATCTTTTCGAGAGCCGCGACCAAGCTTCCGATTTGCTCATTCATAGCCTGATCTGCCCGGCCTTGAGCGATCTCTACTGAGGAGCCGTCAACGACTACCTTATTCCCAATCGCGGTCGAGCCAGGCGCTCCGCCGCTTGCGCTGTTGATCTGACCAATACCTCCATTGGTTACTGACACAGCCTGACCTACAACTTTCATCTGAATCACGAATTGGCCGGGATTCTCCTTGAGGCTTTTCGCCAACGCATCGACTATCTGTGCAGCAGCTTCATTGGTCATCGCTCTCTCCTTGATCCGGCCCCATGCCGGTCACCACGTATAGCCCACCACCAACCTATTCGCCACCGAACTTTCGGAGGCTTGATTCTGCTTGGAGCATTTCTATGAAGGTCGAAACGTCCACTGTCACCAAGCTGGTGATCACCGGCGCCGACGGGCTCGACCCGATCACGGTGTTTCTCGAAGACCTTGCCCCTTGCAAAGGAAAGATCACGGTGAACTGTTGGGGCAAAAGCTGGACAGCTTACTGGGGCGGCATGTGGGATGGCCTGACTGTTGGTCAGTTCTTCTGCAAGCTTAATACCGCCTACATCATCGGCTACTTTGACCAGCAGATGAGCGCGCGTCGATTCAGTGGCAATGCTCTGGCAGAGAAGGCAAAGCGACTGGTGCTTAAAGAAAGGCGCACGTTCTGCTATGACCGGGATGAAGCCCGCGAGATGTACGAAGATGCCGAGGATTTACGCGACTCACCTTCGATTGATCACCTGCATGGCGCTCACAGCGAGCTCATGCACAAACTTTTCGGGGATGAATGGTGGCATCTGAGCAACGACGCCACCGAGCCAAACCCTGATTACGTTCACCTGGAGCGGGTTGTTGTCGCGGTCCAGGCAGCGCTGTCACCTTCTGAATCAGCAGCAGCCTGATCACACCAACGCATCAGCCGCCAGACCTCATCCTTCGCTCTCTCGGTGCTTGGAAATATTGCGATACCCTCCCTGCACCATGCGGCTTAGCTGGTATTCCTCCCGGATCTGCGCAATGAGGTCGGAAATGAACCTGATAGACGTCAGGTCGGACACCGGGATACCTGGCACCGTCATGCCAATCTCATGAGTATCGGGATCGATCAATTGAATTGTTATGACTCTAGTCGGGGAAATGCTGCAAATGCATTTCACTGGCAAAAAACCTGACTCGACGATGTGTCGCAGCTCTAAATCGGAAATCATCTCTGTGCCCTTGATGAGTGGGTGTATAGAGACGACAAAACCCGCCACTTGGCATTCGCCCTAATGGACGAGTGGTCAGAAATTACCAGACGACCCAACCATGCCGGCCTAATCAGACCAGCGCATCCACCGCCACCTCAATCTCATTGATGGCCATCGGCACATGCAGCGCATCGTATTCCCGGTACTGCAGCAGTTCATCGGCAGCGGTGCCGGACAGTTCGTCCAGATTCAGCCCCAGTTTCCGTGACGCGATCAGCAGAGCCTTCAGCGCCATCCGTAAAGCCTTTTCCCTTTCCTCGCTCATCACTGTTTCCTCCCTGAGAAAATCGAGCTTAGACGATCGAAAGAAAAGTGCTGCTCAGTCGTCTGGAAACTGATTCCGCTTGATGTAGTACGCAAGTCGCTGGATCGTCGTTGCGGCCAGGATGCTCTGCTGGTCGTGACCAGCTATGTTACCCAGCCACTCGACAGCGCCATCACATAGCGCCTGGACATGAATACCTTGCGTCTTCGCGGTTAGAAGAATTGCTTTGATCGCAAGCTGCATTGCCAACTCCCTGTCTTCGCGCATGACCTTCTCCCTTCCTGTGGAGAGGTAAGCGTAGGCCAGTTCGTTCGGTTTGCTAGGACTTGAACTGCTTCAAGAGAGGTACGATCTCAGCAGGAGCCATAATTCCTGCCGCCACTAACGTGATCAGGATTGCACCTATGCCCACCACAGCAGTGACCGTGACACTGTCAAATCTCACATGTATCGCAGTGGTGAGCCACAACGAACAAACTAGGGAAAGAACGATGGCACCGGCGAGGCACTTTGTAGAAAAATTAGGGTACAGGACCGGGCCGACTAAGATAATCAAAAGTACTATGGTGGCAAATACTGCAGGTGTAATCACCCACCGAGCTAGTAAAGGCGCAGAAATGAATTTACTCATATCAAGGCCATTGTTTTTGAACAAATCATGAATCTCTTCAGGAGTGCCCTCAATTCCCTTTAACTTCACTTTTTCGCACTCCGGGATGAGTGCACGATTTTGTTGACATCCTGTTTCGCTGCAGCATCATCCCAAAGATCTTCAGATTCAGACTTAATAAGGAAAATGCTGTTGCCTTCTAATACTGTGTTCGTGCCGGAAAACGTGACACCCTGAACATCGCCAAATGACCGTAGATTGAGACGCTCAAGCGCCTCCGCGACAGTTGACACACGCGCCTGAACCTCATCCGTGTTCTCGCCGTTAACAAAAGAGAACTTAACTATCCCACCTCCCTCTTTGGCGAGAACAGCTGAAGACTTCAAGCCAACACCCGGCAGCAGATAAGCCGCCATATGGCGCCGGAAGTTGTTCACATAAGAGCGGACCAAATCTTTGTCTTTCATTGGGGCCTCGGTCTGAAAAAAACGAGGCAGCATATCAAATATCGAGGCCAAGCACGCATGACCACAGCAATCGATTTGTTCGCCGGCTTCGGCGAATGGTCTACCGGTGCCCGCATGACTCGCACCAGGAGCGGCCCATGATCCATTACCACGGCACGCCGGTCGGCGGTAGGCGTGAGGACGCCGCGAAGTTTTTGGCTGGGCGGCACGCGCTTGTGCCATTCCCCCGCAAAGACGATCTCGGGATTGTGGCTGATGTGTGCAAGTCGTTTGTCTTCGACAACGGCGCTTTCACAGTGTGGAAGCAAGGGGGCCAGGTCGACGTCGACGGTTACATGCGCTGGGTCGAAGACTGGCACCGACACCCAGGCTTCACTTGGGCGCTCATTCCTGACGTCATCGATGGCGACGAAGAGGCAAACGACAGTCTCGTGAGGCAGTGGCCAGAGGATTTGCGAGGCGTTCCCGTCTGGCACCTCCATGAGTCGATTGAACGGCTTCAGCGGCTGGCAAGGTGCTGGCGGACGGTTGCCATCGGCAGTTCCGGGCAGTGGGCAACACCAGGCACCGGGTCATGGTGGAAGCGCATGGGCGCCGCGATGGACGCCATCTGCGATGACCAAGGCAGACCATCGTGCCGACTTCACGGCCTGCGCATGCTTGACCCGGCCATCTTCCAGCACCTGCCCTTCGCCTCCGCAGACTCGACAAACGCAGCTGTGAACGGCGGCAGCATCAGTCGCTTCGGCATGTACGCGCCGCCCACCGCCGGCCAGCGCGCCAACGTGATTGCTGACCGGATCGAAGCACACAACAGTGCTCCGATCTGGTTGCGTGAAACTCAGACAGAAATGGCTTTATAAGCCGAGATAGGGCAGCTCAGAGTCAATAACTCGTTCTGCTTCTTGTGCCGCAGAGCTTGCGTAGTTGTAGAAGATGAGCATATCGGTATCGTCGATCTCTTCAGATCCCTGATGGTATTGAAGGCACCGTTCGAGCGCTCGCCTGAGCGTTCCGTAGGCCAGCACATTGTGCACTGCTTCGGACCCGTCATGGAGAGCGATGGCAGTTTCGATTTCTTTCAACTGTTGCAGCTTTTGCTCTGTAACGGCCCGCGCCAGCCCATCACGCTCAGCGATCTTTGTCCACAAATGATCAAACAGCGGCGTCTTCACTCTTAGCTCCTTTCCGGCTCCATGCCGGGCCCAACACAAATACCCCACTTCCACGAATCACGCCACTGGCGAGGATCAGCATGACTACTGCAATCGATTTGTTCGCCGGGCTCGGCGGATGGTCTACCGGTGCCCGCGCGGCGGGTGTCGAAGTTCTCTGGGCTGCAAACCACTGGCCGGTCGCGGTCGAGTGGCACGCAGCCAACCACCCGGACACCCAGCACATCTGCCAAGACCTGCACCAGGCGCGCTGGGAGTTGGTGCCCGCTCACGACATGCTGCTGGCGTCGCCCTGCTGCCAAGGTCACTCGAAGGCCCGCGGCCAAGCGAACGGCAACCCACAACACGACGCCTCACGCTCTACAGCCTGGGCTGTTGTGTCGGCCTTGGAGTTTCACCGGCCGGGTGTGGCATTGGTCGAGAACGTTCAGGAGTTCACCGACTGGGCGCTCTACCCTGCCTGGGTCTCCGCTGTTCAGGCGCTTGGATACCAGGTCGCGCCGCACGTCGTTGACTGTGCAGATCTGGGCGTTCCCCAGCACCGCGTCAGGTTGTTTCTGGTGCTGACCCTCAGCAAGGCGCCTTTGATGCTCGAACTGCACCGGCACCAGCACGTGCCCGCCGCCAGCTTCCTGGACTTTAACGCAGGGAAATGGTCACCGATCGACAAACCGGGCCGAGCACAGGCCACTCTCAATCGAGTCCGTAACGGCCGTGAGCGCTACGGCGATCAGTTCATCATGCCGTACTACGGGAAAGGATCAGGTCTAACCGGGCGCGACATGAACAGGCCGATAGGCACCATCACTACGCTGGATCGCTGGGCCTTGGTGCGGGGCCAAGAGATGCGAATGCTCAGCGCCGACGAGGCCCTGGCCGCCATGTCTTTCCCCGCCGGCACGCTGCGCCCGAATAACCACCGCCAGACCATGCATATGGCCGGCAACGCTGTTCCCCCGCTCGCTGGACAGCGCGTGATCGAAGCGCTGATGGCAGCCATTTGAGTAACCACGATTTGTGGTGCTTCAAAGTGCCTAATTTACTACCTCCGCTTCAAGCCCTTCTAACTCTTTCATCCAACGAATTAAAAGCTCGTGATTAGCGACGACCTTGCTGCGATAGCTTAATGCATCAGTTTGGTTAACCATTCCAGCCTCAATAGCATTAGCTACAAATTCACCATAATTTGCAACTTCCCTTAAACCTATAACAAAGAAAACCATCTCATTTGAAATGGCGGTTACTGGAATTTCTCTAAGCATCGAGGCGGCCTGCTTTAACTCGTGTAGCAAGGAATCTACACGCAGACCTCGTATAGGCCCGCCGAATAAAGAATGTGATGGATAAACATACACTTTTAGCCTTTTATATAAAGTTTCCATATGTTGCATCAACGCGTAGGTCGCATTGATACCATCGAGACGCTCTCGCAAAGCGGCAGCTCTAAGATCAGCCTGTTGCTGGCGGCTTTGAAAGTAAGGGAGCGCTATTGCAACGACGATGGCGACGAACGCACCTATTGCTTGGGCCCATCCAGCCGAATCTGCCGGCAGCCATCCGTCACGAACCCAATATGCGACTGATCCGACAAGGAGCCAAAGCACGGCGCCCATGACCAGAACAGCCCATAGCACCCAAATTGAGTAGAGAGCCAGCGGTTCTGACAACGTCCTTTTCACGATATGTCCCTACAAATTTGTCGTCTTTACACTACCACTGCCTAACCACAAAGTAACCTCTATCGGTTACATCTCGAAAAGTAACCTGCATGGGTTACAGGGATATCTCAATGCTTGAACAAATGAAAAATTCCGCAGCGAGCGGAGAGTGGAAGCTTGTTCCCGTGACGCAGCTGAAGAAGTGGCATCGCGACCTGGATGCCTGCCAGAAAGTGATGTGGTTGCGCGGCGGATTTGATCCGGCGTACTGCTTGGATGCGCAGGACTGCCTGAAGGAAATGGAAGGTGTGCTGGCTACCGCTTTGCCGCCTTATGGTCCAGCGCCAAAGGTACATCGCTACAGCGTCGTGAAAATGCTGTCCGAGGACGGAAACAAGATCGATTACAAGCCGCACGGTCCATCGGTGGTGATGGCTGATGTGCATGATGCTCACGTCACCCGCCTGCAGGCCAAGAACGCCGCACTCCAGCAGCGCCTGACCATCGCCGATCAGCAGGTAGACGATCTGACCACGCTGGCGAAACAGGCCTATATGGAAGGCTGGGAACTAGGATGGGTCGAGCGTCACACCGACGCCAACAATGACAAGCGGGTTTCGCCTTGGGCACCGCCGAGGAACGTCATGGAGAGGGAGTGGCTGACCTCAGAAGCCTACACGGGGCTCAAAGGGATTTCTAAGAAGTAAGCGGGTCATCAGGAGGTCGAGCGTCGAGCACTGGCATCGGATCGATGCGAATGCCCGCAACGGCAGTCATCCAGGCTTCATAGGCCGAGCTCTGGAGAGCGAGAGCTTCATCCCACCGGTTGCCTGAGAGCTCACCAGCCACGACTAACATCATCAATTTGGTTGTCGCAGCATCTAATTCCACGAGAAGGAGGTGTGATTGAAAACGAAAATCCTCATTGGGATTCATGATAATTCTCGGTTTTTCGCATAGCTGATAAGCGTGCAGTCTCACGCCGGTTTCACCCTTCATCAGTATGGCGCAAAACCTATACATAGACATTTTTTTGTATAGAAATTTTGGGCAGATGGCGCCACAAAGCGCGCCTTAAACTCTCACTTCTTTTCACATTCATGCCGGTACCCCCTATCCCAATTGCCTGCTGCGTATGCGGCGAGGAGCTTTGCTGTGTCCGATTTCATAACAGATAGCACGCCAAGGGCAAAGCGGCCCCATACGTGCTGCGAATGCCAAGGGCTTATCCGCCCAGGCGAGAAATACCAGCGTACGGCCGGGCGCTGGGATGGCCGAATGGACGTGTTCAAGACCTGCACTCCGTGCCTCGAGACGCGTGACTGGGCCACCAGTCAGATGGAGTGGGGAGGCGGTGACGACCATCTCTTCTACTTCGAGATGTTGGAAGATGACCTCCACAATATGGCGATGGAGATTCATCTCGGATCTGGCCGTCGATTCAAGGCCTATCGACTGCAGATCCTCATGGCTCGCCGACGTGAAGCAGCGCGCCTGGAGCAAGCAGCATGAGCGGCCGTGACCAGTTTGAACATGCCTACGCCGAGGACAACAGCTGCACGCTGGACTGGTGCCAATCCCAGCGCCTGAGCAATGGCAGCTATCTGGATCGATACATGGCCCGCGCCTGGTTCTGGTGGCAGCGCGGCAAGGAGGCGGCACGATCCACCTCGTTTTCTTCCCGGCCCAGTACGGTACCCCTGACCGCTGGATGCCCTGCACTGTAGATGCCTTCGGCGTCTGGCGCTGCAATGGGATGTATATGCCGGCGCCAGTCGCGGACCGGATTAAGGGGGCCGCATGAGGCTGATCCCGCGCACCGGTTTCGTCCGGCGGCGACTCGAGGCTGCGCTGATCCTTCTGGCGGCATGGCTGTTGGCCGGACGCAACGTCCAGCGCTCCGGCGTCGTTTCCCGGCGCGATAACAACGACATTGGCTACATGGCCGAAAAGCTGGAAGGCATCGCCGACCGCATCAAGCGCAAGTACTCGTAACCCCTTCCCCATCTATCCACATGCCCGCCGGTGTACGGCGGGCGAGGAATTCTGCATGCCTGAAATTAAACACACCCCCGGCCCGTGGCGAATCGTTAAAGGCTTCATGGGCGAAATCGAGATCGAGTCCGACAATGATCGAGACAATGCGGACGATAGTCAGGTGTACGTACTGGCCCGAGATATCGGCGGGAAAATCCATGGTGAGACGTTCGACGACTACAGCGAGCAGGAGGCGAATGTAAGCCTGATTGCAGCAGCACCGGACATGCTTGCCGACCTTGTCGAGGCAGCCGCCACCCTGCGCCGGTACGAAACCCTGCACCGAGCCAAAGGCACAGACGAAAGCACCGCGAAGGCCGAGTTTAACGCGGCGCTCGCCACGCGCTTCGAGGCGACCATCGCTAAAGCCACGCAACCACTCAACCCCGCATAGAGCCCGGACGGAGGTAGCCAACATGAAGCGCGAACTGATCAAGATCAGCGAATTCCGCCGCCGGCGTTGGGGAGAGAACGGCACGCCGCCCTGCTCCCAAGCGATCCGCAATTACATCCGAGACGGTAAGCTTCCGGGCGAGCAGATCGGAAAACTCTGGTATATCGATTGGGCGGCTTTCAACAAATCCGCCGGCAACGAGCTCGTAGCGATGGTATTGAAAGGAGCTGCATGATGGTCCCACGGCCGCGCAATAAGTCGAACAGAGGCTTGCCGCCGAATCTCTACCTGGATGATCGGCGCGGGACCTACCGGTACCGCAGGCCAACCGATGGCAAATGGTTTCCGTTCGGAGCCGATCGGGTCAAGGCGGTAGACGCGGCCAAGCAATTGAACCTCGCGTTCATGCAGGGCGCCGACCTGGTTAGCGCAGTGATGGGCGAGTCTGCCGAGCTGTTCACAGCATTCCTGACCCAGTATGAAGAGAAGGTGCTGCCTCCGCGCGAGCTCTCCGAAGGTACGCTGGGTCTGTACGCCGTCCACTTCCGGCGTTTCCGGAAGGCGTTCGAAGGAAAAGCGATCGACCAGATAACGATTCGCATGATCGCTGAACTGCTGGACTCTGTAACACCTCGCACTGCGAACCAGTGCCGGGCGCTGCTGATCGACATATTCAACCACGCTGCTGCGAAGGGGCTATGTCCCGACAACCCAGCGATGAGCACTATCAGCCGGATCGAAAAGAAAGCCCGCAAGCGCCACACCGTCGAAGGCCTGAAAGCCATCCGGGAGAAATCGCCCGCTTGGCTGCAGAACGCAATTGATCTTGCGCTGATTACAGCGCAGCGGCGCACCGACATTCTGTCCATGAAGTTCGAAGACGTGAAGGATGGATACCTCTACGTGGTCCAGCAGAAGACTGCCAAAGCGTCGGACATGGCATGGATCAGGTTTAGGGTTACACCGGAGCTTCAGCGGGTCATCAGCCACTGCCGAGATAACATCGTCTCGCCATTTCTGATCCACCGACGGCCGGAACGAAAGAAACAGAAGCAGGCTGAAACGAAAGAGCATTGGACCAAGATTGAGGAACGGTATCTGACCAGGGCTTTCAAGGAAGCGCGGGAAGCGGCGGATTGTTACAAGGGATGGAAGGAAGAAGAGATGCCGGGCTTCCACGAAGTCAGAGCGCTGTCGCTGCATCTGTACAAGAAAGCCGGAAAGGATGGGCAGAAGATCGCCGGCCACGCCAGCGAGGAGATGACCAAAAACTATCAGAAGGATCACGCAGAAGTGGTCTGGTCAGAGGCAGTACCCGACCTCGATATCAGCGAAATCGCCGGATAGTTTTGCGCCAGTTTTGCGCGGGTTTTGCGCCGTCCAGAAATGAAAAAGGGAATCAAACCTGTAAGTGGCTGATTCCCTTTACAAAATATGGTCGGGACGGAGTGATTCGAACACTCGACCCCTAGCACCCCATGCTAGTGCGCTACCGGACTGCGCTACGCCCCGACTAGGCGTGAAACTGTTTGCACTTCTTGCGAAGGCGTCGAGGAATATACCCTAAGCGTTTGAATGATGGAAGTATTTTGATGTGACTGCGCTATTTGCGCAGCACGACCAGAACGTCTTCCAGCTCAGCAATCATCTGCTTGATCAACTGCTTGTATTGCAGGGAATCGTCCTTGACCTCATCGCTAGACATGCGCAGGCGGGCGCCACCGATGGTGAAGCCCTGATCGTAAAGCAGCGCGCGGATCTGTCGGATCATCAGCACATCCTGTCGCTGATAATACCGACGATTCCCGCGGCGCTTGACCGGGTTGAGTTGAGGAAACTCCTGCTCCCAATAACGCAGAACGTGCGGTTTTACCGCGCAGAGCTCGCTGACTTCACCAATGGTGAAATAGCGTTTGCCGGGAATGGGCGGTAGCTCGTCGTTATGACTTGGTTCCAGCATAAGCCTCAACTCGGGCCTTCAATTTCTGCCCTGGGCGAAAGGTGACCACACGGCGAGCCGTAATCGGAATTTCTTCCCCTGTCTTGGGATTTCGACCCGGTCGCTGGCGTTTATCTCGCAGGTCAAAATTGCCGAATCCGGACAATTTGACCTGCTCGTTATCTTCCAGAGCGTGCCTGATTTCCTCAAAGAACAGCTCAACCAGTTCCTTGGCTTCTCGTTTATTCAGGCCTAGCTCTTCGTACAGACGTTCGGCCATCTCAGCTTTCGTCAGAGCCCCCATACGCTACTTCCTTAACGTGGCGTTTAACCTTTCCTCAAGCGAGGTGAGAATTTGCTGCGTCGAAGCGTTTACCTCATCGTCAGTAAGAGTGCGCGATGGATGTTGCCAGGTCAAGCCGAC